AGGCTGGCTAACCGCGGACCCTGGCCCCTGTACAGCGCATCGTACACGCCCAGAGACTCCATTTGCTCTGGCGTGTAGTCTGGCTGAAACCTCGTAGAGATGTCAGGTTGTTGGGGCGCATCACTCATGTTTTTACCACCAGGCATTGGTTCTGGTGAATGTCTAATATTTGCGTCGCCGGAAAGAACTCTGTAATCGCCCTACGGATTCCGGGGCAGCAGGCGTCGTCCCAGTCGTCAAACAGCATCGCGCCGCCGGGCACAATCTTTGGCCAAAACAGCGAAAGCGTTTGAATTGTTGAGTCGTAATGGTCCATGTCCATGTGAACGAAACAAAACTCGTCGTGCACGTCTTTTGCAGACGCCGGCAGCCATCCGGGATAAAACCGACAATTCGGCTTGTCGTCGAGATATGCCTGCACGGTTTCCAACGACGTGTCCCCAAAGCTGCCCGTATGAAATTGATTGGGCATCGAATCGTCGCAGATAAATCCCTGAAACGAGTCAAATAATAGCACGTCTTTTGTTTCAAATGCCGTGGCTAGAATTCGTGCAGCGCCGCCTTTGTACACGCCGCACTCAGCTACGTGCCCGGGCAAATTCTTGGCCGCGATATCGCAACAGACCTTGGCCAACAGCCTACGCTTTCCGCCCAATACAGAGCGGTCGGATTTCGCCTCAAACGCCCGGGCGAGCAGCGCATCAGCATCGGCGTAAGGGCACAACGAGCGCACAGTCATTTTTCTACTCTCAGGCGGCGACGTGCGCTTTGATTTGCGCGCTAGAAATATACTGCGGGTATACCTGGCAACTCCAAAATAAAGTCACGGAGCCGGTGGGTATTATTTCGGTTCTTGGGCGGTTTCAGCTTTATTAATCTCTGATTCTACCCAATCCGCGTATAAACTCACACGCGTAAATGCCGCCTCATCTGTGTATGTGCCGTCAGGTTTTTTATCCAGCGCCATTAAAAACGAGTTAATTCCGGCCAGCCTGTTACCAATAAACAACCCGCCGCCAGAATCGCCGGGGCAGATAAGAAACTCTAAGCCCGTGCGTTCAGCGCCTCTGCTTGCGTTGCACACCATAATATTGCGTTCCAGCGCCGAGATTTTATTGCTGCCGGCGCGTTTATGACTGTCGTATTGCTTGCCGCCTGTGTGAAACGTACCATGCCAGCCAAATCCGGCAATCGTGGCGTCTTTTCCCAGCTCGTCAGAGTCAGTGAATAACGGCGTGTAAAACTCGAGCTCGAAGTCCTTGGGCGAATAGCACAGCGCCAAGTCGTGATAGCCGTAGAGCTCGTCTTTGTATTCCGGATGCTGAAGGACTTTCGTCAACGCATGATTGCCGGACTCGCGCAGAATCGACTGGTTCTCCGTGTGCGCAACAACATGCGCCGCGGTGAGCACCCAATGCGGCCGAATCACGACAGCACTGGCGTAATGCACGATCTCTGTGTTTGGATCGTCAACGGGCCTGTGCGCTTTCTGCACAACAGCCCGGATCTTCATCACCCACGGAAACTTCTTGCCGAACTCGACGTATTGGCTATCCGGCGTATCGGGATCCCGCGTGCCGGAACTCGCGCGCCCAGTGCAGAGGAAAAAAATGATGATCGCTAGCAAAATTGTGTACGGGCGCATATTCGCCTCCTGCGGCTGTGCGCTATTTATTCGTATTGAGCAACTCCCAGTGATACGTCCGTAAGGCGTTTTTCCTTTTCTCCACAAACACCTGATACTGCTTGTGCAGAATACTCAGCTCTAACGCATACGTGTTCAGAAACGCATCAATACCAATTCCGGGAGGAGTAATCCCCGTAAACCGATCCTCGGGTTTCCAGAGGTAATCATCAAAAATCATGATGCCGCCGGGGTTAAGCATCTCCCAGCACAACACGCCTGCATACAGCGTGTCTCGGGCGTCGTGATCGGCGTCTATGTAGATAATGTCAAATCGTTGTTTTTGCTGCGCAAGTACGGGCAGACACGCTTTGATGTCTTGTTTAATTTTTGTGGCGCGCCCGGCAGTGTTCTTATCAAACAGCACCTCGTTTACGACCATTGTCCCGGGCCAGTGATCGACGCATACCAGTTCGTCTGTTGTGCCCGCCCTAATCACGTTGTCTAAAAACCAACACGCCGAGCGCCCTTCGTATGAACCGAGCTCGAGCACTCGCCGTTGGGTATTAGGCAGATTCGGTAATACGAGATCCTGCCACGTGATAAGCCGATTTGTAAACCAATCAGAAGTGAACTCATACGCTGTCATGTTTAAATCTCACGGGGTGCCGTCTTCTCGAAGTAGCTGGAATTCGCCGGGCGTACGCGTCAAACCGGGAATCCATCCGTTGCCTGCCGGCGTAACCGAGAATTGCTGGCTTATCCACGGATGTTTCTCGGTCAGGATTTTGTCCCACACTAAACGCGACAATAAACCGCCCATGAATTGTTTGTTGGTCTGTACCGCGCCTTGAGAATACGCGTCAAGGCCGTCTGTTGATTTCTGCGCCGACCACCATGACGGGCGCAGTACTTTTAACTTCTTTGCGGCATCGGTAGCATACAAGATATCCGCATTCGACGGCGTGACGTCATACCGGTCGAGCACGCGGCCTAATTGCGGATTGGTACCTGATGGCGGCAGGATCACTTGCTGCCCGCCCAGAAGCGTATCGGCGCCAAACAAACCACGCGTAATCCAGCCCAGGTTGTCAGGTTTGGTGTTTTCGCGGTGAATAATCTTGGCCGGATTTGTCAGCAGCTTTTTCAGATTTGCCTTTGCTTCGTCCGTGCGAGCGCCGAATAAAACGTCACGAAGCTGCTTATAGCGCGGATTCTGCTCATTGACCGAATAGTAAGACGGTCCGCCCACTGTTTTGTTCTGCTGCCAGTAATCCGTGTCTGGACTCGCGCGATGGACGCCGAATGCAATGCGGTTCAGTTCACGCCTGGCCATGCCGACATCCCCAACGTTCGCATTAAAGCCGGGCTTGTCGTAAATAGCGGCGTCGATAAATCGCTGCAGTGACCCGGGTAACAGCTGCTCGAGTTTGCTGCTGGTGTCGTAATTCACCGGAAGAACCGTGTTCGAGATATACCTGCGCGCGCGGTCGCCTACGAGATTCGCCCCGAGCCCGCCAATAGCCGCTCCGCCAAGAATACGTTTGAGCGCTTTGGGCAGTCTTTTCTCGCCGGGCCTTTGCTCGGCTGCAAGATCGTAGAGTAAACCAGCGCCACCGCCCAACGCACTGCCCAGCAGAATATCCTTGGGATGCAGGCCGGGCAATTGGGATTGCAGATCAGCTTGTTTTTGTGGAAGCTGCTTTTGCGCTTCTTGCTCGTCCTGCAATTTGCGGCGGTACAGGAGATACAGACTCAGGGCGCCGATACCAGCTGCCGGAAGCGCTGCTGTTAATAACCCGCCCGCTGCATCAGATCCCGGCCCGTACGCATTGGCTGTTCCGGGATCTGCGCTCTCCATGAGGCCAGGAGTACGTTGTGCGTACTGGCTCGCCGTCGTCGGTAAAAGAATCGGGGCGTCCGCTGGCATTGGCGCACCGCTCAGCCTTGCGGGGCTTCTTCTTCTTTTTTCTTCTTGGGCTGGCTGTTGAGGTAGTTATACAGCGCGTATAACCCAGCACCACCCAGACCAACCGGAATGCCGTACATGAGCGCCGTCTGCAGATCCATTCCGCCGGGCGCACTACCGCCAGCAGGCGCCGGTGTTTCGGGAGACGGCATGGCAATTGGGCCCGGCTTGCCCACTGACTGTAACTTGCCCTGTGCCGAAGCTGACGCCGGACCAGAGCCGTACGCATACGAAGACGACGGCGTGGGAAGAGCGCCCGGAAGCTCACTCGCGAGACCAGCCATTTCTTTCAAACTCTGCGGAGCTTGTTTTAGTCCTTTGAGCGCTACGCCGGGAGCGGCCATGACGCCCTCAATGGCAGAGTCAAACCAATTGCGCTGGCCGCCATACTGATCGGGCCGGTACCAAGGCGTCGTCTTTGGTTTAGGCGCCGGACCGCCTTGCAGATGCGGCGGCGGAAGATTCGCGGCTAGTCCGGAATTCGCACGCTCAAGCGCTTCTCTATCAACAGCGTCGTGCCAGGCGGGCCGAGGAGCCGATGCGTAATCTCCGGCCGGCGCATTAAACGCAATCTCAGCCACCTTGCTGCCGAATACGTGCGCCGCTGACTTACCGTTATTTCTTTGCATCTTCTCTCGGAGCGCTAACAGCCGCTCGAGCTTCTCTTCGTCTGTCTCGTCAGGGCCGATTGCGCTGCTTGCTACAGAGTGCCCAAGCAAACCGCCTGTGAGACCACCCGCAACGCCGCCCAACGGAACGCCAAGCGCTGCGCCACCAGGACCGCCAATCATAAGGCCGCCCAATCCGCCCAGAGCCATTCCAGGCGCCGCACCAACCGTAGCGCCAATGTCCCAACCAAGGCCTTTCGCAGCGCCCCGGCCGGCAGCACGAGCTCGCTGCCCGGAACGACCAGTTGCTAAACCGCCCAACGCGCCGATCACTGTACCGGCGCCCATTACAGCTCGCTTTTCCTTACGCGCAGCAATCTTCCCAGACACGACGCTTTTATCATGCTCGGTCTCAGTTGTCTCGGGCTGGCCGATTTCCTCAGAAGCCTCGTCAGCCTCAAGCACCGCCGGACTCGCACCCGTCATGTGCTTCTTGTTCGTCGGGCCATTGGGCATGTCGCAGGGAGAGCACGACGAGGCGGCGAGCTTAGCGCCGAATTGCTTTAAGTTCATAACTGTTTCCTTAACATACGCCTGCTTTAATTGCTCTTTTTCTTTGTTCTCCGGATCGATGTGCTCAAACAAATCGATACTGGGCTTCGCGTTCAAACTTTCAGCAATCGTCTTGGCGTTATTAAACTGATCGCCGGAATTAGCGTGACCCTGCGCCGATGTCGGGTGCAGGTCGGTAATGTTGGCAATTTTCTGCCCAAATGCCTGAAACGCAGATGCCATTTGGAACCCTCCGAAAATAACCGTAATTCGCTTAGCGCGTAAAAGCCTGGGGTTTATTGTACCCAGAGATATGGCGCGAAGTCGACTACGCGCCTACCCGCAATTTGTGCAGGTTGTCGTATCTAAATCTACAGCCACATCCGTTAAACGCACGACCTCGCGGATATTCGCGATATTCTGCACAACGGATTGCACGTCAGCGGCAATGTTCTCTGCCGTGGCGTCTGTTTGTTTAATAACAGCCAGGCCGGTAATTCGCGCTGCCCAATTGTTATTCAGGCCGCGGCTAATGATGATTTCTTGCGGCATGCCTAGACCTTCTTCTTTTTCTTCTGCTTCTTGGCGTATAGTTTTTCAGCCAGATTCTGAATAGCTTTACGCGACTCTTCGGGCGACATCTTGTGCTTCTTGCCGTAAGCCCCTGCGTATTCAGTTAAATACTTCTCTTGAGCCTCGGGCGAATCATGGTACTTGTCCTCGGCGTAGCTGCTGCCCAGAGCCGCGCCAGTCATCGCTCCGCCCGCTCCGCCAAGGCCCAAACCTAGCGCAAACGGTAGCCCCACACCACGCCCGGCATAGCCATTCCGAACCAGCGCATATGTGCCAAGCGCCCCTAAGCCACCGCCCAAGAGTGTGCCCAAACCGCCGCCCCAATAACTGCCCAAGCCAGTGTATTTTGCCCGCGTCGCATCCCGCAATGTTTTTACAACCAGCTCAGGCGGGAGTTTGGTATGCGCAGCACCCTCAAGAAAATACTGCTTGCCTTTGTCCCAGGCGGCGTGCTCTTTCCAAATCGTCGGAGCGAGATTGCGATATAACCCCGCGCCAACCATCCGCAATGTATCGTTCGGATATCCGTTGAAATCAATGCTGTGCCCAAGCTCGTGCATCATGATGCCGGGATTGCCACTCGGCAGCCACACGGTATCGGCGTCTGGGTGATACGCGTCCGGAAGCATTTGCGTCTTGTCCGGCAATCCCTCAACTTTGTCGTACTTCGCCATGAACCGCTGATGTGGCGCAGATCTGGGATTCTCCGTCATGCGCTGCTGGAGATCTTTTACCTGCGTGCCATAGAGATCCACGCGGGTATTATCCAGCGCCCCATGCGGAGCCACAGCCGCCATAGCATTCGCAATAGCCGCGGCTTCCTGCCGATTCACCGTGCTATCGTGCAGCACCTTCGCCATGGCCAATTCTGGCTTATGCGTGTCGTGCGTCTGCAACACCGAAATGGCAATCTTTTCGCCGAATGAATACGCGGGGGATTTGCGTGTCATGGGAAATACCAGCAAAAGCGAGCTGTTAATAACTCATTTGGATTATAGCCGAAAACCATTAAACCTCTGATAGCAAAAGAAAACCGGGAGGGCTGGGGCTTGTTAGGCCCCAGTGAATCTCCGGTGGTTTTCTTATTTTTTTCAGCCGTACACGATACGACCCTTGGGCGTGATGATCACACCCGTGAGCCAGCCGAAGCTGTCGCGCTCGCCACACACGACCTTGAAGCCCGCAGCGGCCAGCTTCTCGTGCTGGGCGATGTTGGGGCGGCCGTTGGGGTGGATGAGCGCTTCGGGCGCCAGATAGTAGCAGACGTCGCGCAGGCTCTCGGGGAGTTCGTCCGAGGGCCCGTCCGTCAGATACTCACTCGGCGTGACCGCGGGATCCTCGAGAACTTTCTTAATTCCCTCGATGAGCGCCGCAAGCTTTTCGTCCATGGTATTTGTCTCCTATGCCATGGGTGTTGAACTAGCGCTTTGATTGGGTGGCTAGATTACCCTCATTTAATATGCCCGAATACGCGTATGTATTTAGGCGTGCGCGTATACGTGTAATCCCTGATAGCAAAAGAAAAGCGCACAGGGTTTCCCCCGTGCGCTTCCCTTTGGCCGCGTGGGCCTGATCACTCACCGAAGCCGAGGCGGCTGCGGACGGCGCCGTCGGCGTTCTCGAGACCGCGGGCCGAGCGGACCAGCATGCCGCCCTCGAGCCGGGTGACCTGCGAGGCCAGGGCGTCGACCGTCTGATCCGCGAGGACCATGACGGGCGCCATCGCCTTGCCCTTGGACTGGGCGCCGATCACGACGCCGAGGCCACCGATCACCGCGATGAGGCAGGCGGCGCCGGTGAGGAACTTGCCGTTGTCGTAGAGGTACGACACGGCCTCCCAGCCCTTCGCCTTCGCCTTCGCCCACATCTCCGAGATGCGGCTGGGCTTGGTGGCGGCGGGAGTGGTGTTGATGGTGGACATGGTTCAGTCTCCTATGGCTTAGGGCGCCATTAACCCGGGGGAGACATGGCCCAGCAGCCTTGCCGGGGAACACCATAATCTTCCTTATTTCATATGCCGGGATATGGCCCGATATTTAGCTGATAGCAAAAGAAAACCCGCCACACTCCCCACACACGGGTGTTCGTCGTGTGTGAGGAGGGGCGGGTCCGGAGACGAGAGGCGCTAAAGCAAAGCTAAAGCAGCCACCTCTATGTCATATGCCCTGATTTTAGCAGAAATTTAGCTGGCTACGCACTACCTTTTCCGAAGCTAGCATTTCCCGTGACATTCTGCGCAAACGTGGGGACGCCGTTTCGGGTATTCAGCGGGCCTTTCATACCCAGCGGATTCGACGCGGGGCTGGCCATGGAGGGTTTATTTGCGGCTACTTGCGGAGAAGTTCCAGCATATGTGGCAACGGGGCCGGAATTCTGCTGTTTTTTATCGGATCCGGCCGGGGGAAACATCATGGCCTGCTGCAAAGCATAGGCGCGTTGCATCTTCAGCTGTGAAATTCCGTCTTGTAAATTTTTTACGTCAAGACCGACGTTTTTCGGGGAATTGTCGCTATCGTGGGGCTGGCGGTGTTTTTTGCCCAACCGAACAATCGCTGCGTATTTGGAAAACAATCCACCCAATTTCTGCAAAGTCGGCTGAATCTCCGGGTCCGCGATATTAAACGCTTTTTCCAAGCGATCCTTCACATTGCTGACATTCGTCGGGCATTTGTTTTCCGCAGAATTACTGTCTTTTTTATCGCTTTTGACCGTAACAGACTCCTCTCCCGCAGCTACTGGTTTATCGCTGTGGGGGACATTTAATTCCTGAAGAATCGAGATGCTTTTTTTAGCTATTGCAGCGGATTTTTCGGGGGTGGCCGTTGGGGTATTTACCGACAAAGACCGCGCAAAGGCCTGAGAAATTCGCGGTTGAGATTGGCCGTAGTGCGTAAGAGCCTGAGTTAAAACAGCCAGGGTAGCCTCTTTTTTGTTCATTTTTCCGCTCTCATCCTCGTTATTATCTAAATTCTCAGTTTCGCGCGCATACGTCGGTAAATTCTTTTGATTCGGGTACTCGTGCGCCCAGCGTTTTGCGATATCTGGATGCTTGAGCCACAGGAATCTACGTTGTTTTTCGGATTTGAATGGCATAGCTCACCACTAGCTCCCAAGCTGAATAAGGCTATTTTCGCAGAATGAGGGGAGTTTAGTCCAGCGATAGATTTCGAGAAGCGGCGTCGTCCCAAATAGCCTGACGAATATCCTGGATTATTGCTTTCACTTCAGGCGGATGGTCTTCGTATTTAACTTTTCCGCGCATGTATTCCAACGCATTTTGCAGCACGATTCTGTAATCCATCGCTGCAACAGCCGTATGAAACTCGTAATGCTCTTCCGGCAATTTAAACGACAAAGTAGCTCTAGGCATATGACACCTCCGTGGGATCTGCAGAATATACGCGTTTGATATCGACCTACAAAGACTGATTTAAACGCCATTTGCAGATATAAACCAGCGTGCAGTTCGCTGTAGGCCGGTAGCCAATTTAACCGCAGGCCGCCAACCAAGCACCCGGCCGGCTTTTGCAGCGTCGACAAGATTGGATCTGAGATCGCCTGCGCGAGCCGGAGCATAAATCGGCGCAGGTAGGTGATATTCAAACACAACCTGGCGCAACTCCTGCCGAATAACCGCCTCAATTTCGTTTACATCCGCGCCAATACCCGTACCAATGTTCAAACTAGTGAGCGTGCCTGCCGGTGTTTCTACAGGAGCAGCCGTGAGCGCGAGAATATTGGCGCGAGCAACATCTGACACAAAAACGTAATCCCGGATGTATTTACCGTCGCCATTTATTGTGGCTGGTTCGCCGGCAATCAGCTTTTTGCAGAATATTGCCACAACGCCAGCTTCTCCATGCGGATTCTGGCGCGGACCGTAGACATTCGAATACCGCAGCGCAATGCCGATAAATCCATACTGTTCGGCGTAGAACTTCAAATAGCGCTCGCCAACCCATTTTGTAATGCCGTAAGGACTGATTGGATTTGCCGGCGTTGTTTCTGGCGCTGGCTTGGTGACGTCGCCGTAGAGCACACCACCGCTCGACGCAAACACAAAGCGACTGCATTTGTGCGCTACGGCAGCATTGAGCACGTTTATGAGGCCAATGCAATTTACCTGCGCGTCGAAAAGCGGATCGCGCACAGAAAGACTCACTGACATTTGCGCCGCCTGATGGCACACAACGTCAGGCTGTTCTTGATCAAACACGTCGCGCACGGCTCTTCCGGCAGTTATGTCGACAACGTGTAGCGGCACAGTTGGCGGCAGATTGTTTTTTGAGCCGCTATAGAGATTGTCGATAACCGAGACGCTATGGCCGGCTGCTAATAGCCCGTCGACGATGTGACTGCCGATAAAGCCTGCGCCGCCTGTGACTAACACTTTCATGTGTTTCTCCAATTGCTGCGAATAAGTAACGCAATATCCTGAAATACTAGTTGATCCGATAAAATAGAGTTTAATATCGACCTACAAAGATTGAAAAAACCATGATGCTAATTCGCCCCATGCGCATGTTTGATATCGCTGCGGTTTGCAAGCTGGCCGCCGATAACTATCCAAAAAACTATTTGGGTAGCGAAGAAGCGCTTGCGTCGAAAATAACCGGTTACATGCGCGGCTGTTTTGTGGCGGAAATCGCCGGCGAAATAGTCGGTTACATTATTTCGGGGCCTGGAATCATCGGGCAGTATAGCGAGCGCGACGAGTTTTACACACCGCCGAGTAATGCAGATTGTCTGTATATCCACGAATTATGTATCAAGCTTGGTTATCGCGACCGGAGAGTCGGGAGCAAGCTTTTTACACGTGTCTTGGATTTTGAATGGTGGCCCAAAATATGCCTCGTAGCGTTTATGAGCGCAGGCGGTTGGTGGCGGCAATTTGGATTTCGACACGTGTGCTCCGTTGAATATTGCGACACCGTGGCCGAATACATGCGCCTCGACCGCTGATAGCAAAGAAAAAGCGCCGGCTTGAGCGGCGTAACGCTTTTGCGGTGCCCGGATTCCGCTACCACAGTTTTAGAACTCGCCGTGTAGGGCGGTGAGATACACGTTCAACCGCATGTATCCGTGCGCCTCTGGATGCAGGAACTGGTAGTCCTGGCCGTCCAGAATACGACGGCCAAGACGCGATCTCACCGTGAGGCAGATCCCATCCCATTCTCGCCGGGGCCGAATCGAGGCGCGCACCTCGACTTTGTAGCTGGCGCAGAAAGCAACCAGCTCGGCCTCTTTCCATTCGATCGCCATGCTGTGTTCTTCGCACAGCTTGGCAATCGACTTGAGCGCCGCGACTTCCGTGTCGAGATATTGCTCGGTGGAAAGCATATTCGTCTCCTTTCGAAAAAAGCTGGACCACCCAGTTTATATGCCCGAATATCCTGGAATATTTAGTTTTGGTATCGAGCTACAAAGATTCGCTGATAGCAAAAAAAAAGCGCGTTAGGAGGGCCGAGCACGCGCTTTTGCGGTGCCATGGGTTTCCGCTACCCATTATTTAACTCTGCAACCAAGCGAGATCTTTTTGACGGTGCAGCTCTTGGGCTTGCTCCACCGTCAGGCCAATCAGCTCCTCGGGCTTGAACTGGATCTCGTCGACGTAATAAGCCAACAGCTGGACGAAATCCTCCGCGCCCGACAGCCTAACGCGCACCTTCGCTGTGTCGCCAAACTCTGCCGGCGGATCAATCAACGCCTGCACGATCACACTGGGCTCGATCATGAAACACTCCTGTTGGGAAAGAAAAAACGCGAGGCTGTTAACCTCGCGTTTGCGAAACGATAACGCGCTAGCGTCATCTATTATTTGTCGGTCGTGAACGCCGCCGACTTTTTCTCGAGTTCGTTTGCAGCAGCTTGCACCGCGGAGCCCCTGTCGTAGCCGGCGTGCCAGATCTCGTTGTAATACTCCGGCCGTTCGGCCGCAGACACAACGCCGGCTACGAACCAACGCGTGTGGTCCGCTTCATCTGCTACGCGCGCCTGCTGCAGTTCGTACGTGATGTCTCGAATCTGATCGTCGGCGATCTTCATCGCTTCCTTCGTGATTCTGAGCTCATCTCGCAGTCGGTTGGCGTCAAACCAACTGTTGATTGTGATCTGCAGTAGCACAAGCGATAGGCAGCACGTGATCACCGCCAGGAACTCAGAAAACGTCATTTTTCTATCCGTCATTTGAAGAGTCCTTTCTTGTTAAACACCATCACTCAACGTGCGACGATACACGTTGATACGATTCAATGCAGGATACGAGTCTTTTCCACAGGTTTTCCTCCCGCGGCGTCAACTCATACCCCGCCTCCTCAGCCTCTCGAACGCGGTCCACCAACCCTAACGCGCTATGATAGTCGAACTTATCAAGCGCGTTTCGCAGTTCCGTTGCGAATTTTGCCGGCATGGCACCTCCTATGCCTTTTTCTTTTTCGGTTTCCTGGTTTCGTACTTAATGCTCGGCAGGGCTGTTGTTTTCTCTTTTTTACGGTCAGCCCACCAAGTATTGTTCCACTTTTTTGCGCCGTCAGATGCCATACACGCCGCACTCCAATTACTACCCGATCTTCAACGAGTCCGGCAGCATATCCTTCTTGGGATTGTACTGCAAGAGCTGTTGCAATTTGGGAAACCGCGCAATGACCCCGATAACGATACGCCGAGCATCGCCGGACTCAATCGTCGGTTTGGTGAAGTAGTTCGCTTCGAGCGTCGTGAGGCGAAACATTTCCACCAGCAAATCCCACCGCTGGTTTTCATTGAGCCGCTCGATGGCTCGCCGAAAATACGTCTCGTCATCTTTGGCGTCCTGGTCCAGCAAAACCTCGCCGGCCTGCCAGAACTGGCAAAGACCGAACGCGAAATCCGCAATCCTGAGCGCCATGTAATCCTTGTAGGCCTTATCGGTCATGCGCTTTTTACGCGTCATGCTTAATCCCATAGGGCTTCGTAATATTTGCCAAAAAGCGTAAGCCCGTGCCGCTTTCTGGCTTCCCATTTCTGATAGCCTTCTTTGTCGAAGTCTATCTTGCCGCCGAACACATCGTTCGAATCCGTCGGATGATGTTTGAAAAACTGGGAATCTGAATCCTCGTCCACAACCTGATGAAACGCCCAGATCATTTCATCAAGCACCCAGTCCCACCGCTTGAAATGATTCTCGTCGATATGCCCTATGGCCGCTTTTTCAGGTGGCAAGGGCGGCGTGGCAGTAGACCGCAACTCCTCCGGGACGTCGCTATCGTCCACGTATGGGCTGCCGATCTTATTCTTTTTCAGCAGTTCGAGCGTGGGAAGAATAATAAGACCAAGCGAGTGATCTGCGCTCCACACATCGTAGTCATGAATGCGCACGCGGATTTTACGCTTAGTCCGCGCGTCTACCCAATCATCGATCGGCCGAAGCCACCCAAACCATTTGCGCACAAATGCTACGCGCTGCTCGTATCGGTCGAGCGCCTTGGCTTCGTTGTCTTGTTTTCGATCAGTCGCCCAAAAAACCAACCGCTTTGCCCACGCGTATGGGTTAAACCAGTTGTTATACGGTCCGATGTAAACCCGCATTCAGCCTCCGTTGTTGATGCCGTCAATCCAGTGGACCCGGCGGGAGTCGAACCCGCGTCCAGAGACAGATTGATAACAGACGTCTACGTGCGTATCTAGGTATTTAATCTCGTTTGCGCAGCTCCACCCAGCGGGATATGCAGCAAACCAGCCCAGAACGTATTTAGGCGCAGCAGTACCAGGCAGTGTGCTGCGCCGAGTCGGATTTGGCGACCGCTTAGAAAACCCTTCCGACTGGGGCTAACTTCGCGGGCTACCGACCTTTTGGGTCAGGCAGCGAGAGCAAGAGGAGCGCCTCTTAGCGTTTGGTCTGCTTTTAACGTGGCCAACAGACCAACCACGGCACGCGATCTGAAATCTCACCATCCTGTCGATACCAGTACGGGCCCAGTGCTCAAGGTGGGAGTCGAACCCACAACAAATAGATCCTAAGTCTATCGCCTCTGCCAGTTGGGCTACCTGAGCAAACCAAACTAACGCGTAACTTTTGGTTTATATTCGTTTGAAGACACGCGGTAATTACCGTCTTTGTCTCTGGTGATTAGCAACACTAATGGAAACTGCCGGTAGTGCGCGCGCAGTAAATCGTCATTTGCGGAGTCAGTGTCGTTAGCATCTGTATCAACGACGCCAAACGCAAGCCCGTCTTCAGCTGTGAATCCAACGACTAGATTCTTAGCGCAGTATTCCAATGAGATATCCTCCCATGAAGGCTAAAACAAGAAGCAATATAACGCCTATAACCATCGCCTGCGCGAACTCGGCGTCTGGCGGTTTTTGTGGCGGCCTGTATGTCACGTGCTTTCTCCCTAAAGAACATGACCCCATGGGGATTCGAACCCCAGTATCCACCGTGAAAGGGTGGTGTCCTAGGCCTCTAGACGATGGGGCCGCCTTTCTCAGGCGATTGTCGTCTTTCTATCGTACTTTGTGAAGATCGCTCCGGCAGTTAGGGCGTCCGCCTCTTCCGGGTCGCTAAGGCGGACATATTCGGCAAAGGCGGCGCGGTAGTCTTCGAACGACTCGTCTTTCTTGGGATGCCGCCAACTCCAAATCTTTGTTGCGCGATTAAACACAACTTCCGGATCAGCAAAATCCATGGGCATGTGTCGTCTCCAGGTACTCGATGTCGCAGTCAGGAACGTGCTCATTGTAGGGCGCAAATAGTACTTCGTTCTTTGCGTTGATCCGCATTTCTGTCCAACAGCCCGCACTGTCTCTGTATATCACGCGCCTATGCAAATATCTGGCCTGCAAGTCACGGGCTACGGCGGCGGCAGAATTTGTAATCGATATGCCGCGCATTTCAAGATCTACAATAAAAACGCGATCGCTTTCTACGTGAATCACAGCGTAATCCGCTTTCATTTAGCGTCCTTTCTACGAGAAATAGGGCGGGGGAGAATCGAACTCCCGGCCACCAGCTTATAAGGTTGGTGCTCTAACCACTGAGCTACCGCCCCGCATTAGGCGCAGAGGGACTCGAACCCCCAACATCCTGCGTGTAAAGCAGGTGCTCTAACCAATTGAGCTATGCGCCTCCAGAGATTACTCTGCCCGCTGGCCGATATCGGGATTGCCGGGTGTCATCTCCGGTGCCTCCACTCGCAGCAGCCGCGACAACGCCCCACTTTCGCTGAAGAGCGTAATTCAGCGGCGGCGGCGATGCCATCGCGGCCGATGGCTGGGCTTATGCGGGAACCCGATAGACAATGCGAGCATCATCACGCCGAATACCGCCAACGCCAGGACGATAACCACTGTTTCGCTCATTGTTCCCTCTCTGATTCCCCGAAAACTATCCTGCGTGTAAAGCAGGTGCTCTAACCAATTGAGCTATGCGCCTCCGGAGATTACTCTGCCTGCAGTTTAGTGTTACGCCTCCAGTACGTCACACCATTGAGCCACCGCCACTGCAGGCGACGAAAAAACCGCCTGATGACGCGCTTGATTTTGTGCCATCGCGTGTTTAGGCCGTGCGCGTTGATATAGGCCGTGTAACTGCGCATTACCTCATCGTCGGACAGGCCTGATAGCAAATAAATATCGCACGCTGTGCAATAATCGCACGGGATGTTGCTTACCGGCACTTGGTGAAGTTTGCCGTCTACACGCATACCCCATACGTCATTCAGCACAGCCGACAGCATCCCGGCGCCGCACATGGGGCAGCTTACTGTTTTGATTTTTCGCGTCAATTTGTTTCTCCAATCGCTCGTTGAATTTCGCGCACAATGCGATTGCTGATCGCATCCATATCCGGGCACTGCGCGTCACAATCGTCGCAGATCCACATATCGACGTCGAAGCTGATCGGCATTGGCTGCAGAAACTCGGGCTGCGTCATCTCGCCGTTCTCGAGATGTCCGCCGTATTCTGCGCGTACTTCAACCTTATCCAGGCGAAGATTTGCGCTGTCGCAGTTACCGCACTTGTCCGGCTTTTCCATGCGTGACTTCCCTTTCAAACCGTGGAAACGTCGCTTTGCAATCAGGGCATTGCCACTCCCATACGCCGTCGTAACGGCCGGGATGCTCAACGCCGACCAGTCGACTGAATTTGTACGGCAAGCTGTAGCTCTCTTGAATCAAATACCACAGCTCATAGTCAGCTTTGTCTGCATAATGCGGCATTGCCCGGAAACACTCGAATATGCCGCCAGCGTCCCAACTGCTTCCGCATTTGGGGCAATTTCCATAATGATCTATTGCGCGTTCTGTCAGCATTAGCTCCTCGCATAGCTAAAGAAAACGCGCGCATGGGGTGGGGCTGGTGGGAATCGAACCCACACGGGATTACTCCCAGCGGATTTTAAGTCCGCTGCGGCTGCCGTTACGCCACAACCCCATGCGCGCAAAAATCAGTTGTTAGGCTTCCAGATCCACCACTGCCCGTTGTGGAAGCAGTACCAGTCTTTGCCGTCGTAGTAATACTGAGGCTGACTGGTTTGAACCTGTGGCGCGGGCTGCTGCATCCTTTGCTGCACCCGAGCCTGAACATTACTGACGCCCTGTTGTACCATCGGTTGAACGATCGGGACAACAAACGACAAGATCAGCATGACGATCCAGTTCATTTTCCCCTCCTTGAGAAAAAGAAGCCACGGCGCTCGGTGGGGCCGCTGGGGCTCGAACCCAGGACCAACGGATTAAAAGTCCGATGCTCTACCGACTGAGCTACAGCCCCACCGAACGCCGGGGCTAAATCGATCACTTCGAAACGCGCTCGCGCTTCGATTTGCGCAACAGCGCCGCGATGAGCCGCTGCTTATGCCGCCAATCAAGCGATTCGAACTCGGCATTCCTCGCCGAGTCGATATCTACATTGCTGGCGATTTCGCTGAACCGCCGCCTGTCGTGACCATCCAAATTGGCCAAGCGCATGACTCGCATGCTCCCTCCTTGAGAAAAGAGACAATGAAAACACATACCGTATTAAATATGCCGTGTTTTCTGTCGTTATTTAGCTACGCGCTGGTAGCTAAAAAAAAAAGGAGCAAGTTTGCCTTTTTTTAGCTACCAGCGCGTAGTTGATAAATGTATTTGTATGTATTGCGTTTTTTACGCGCCATCTAATATGCCAGCTTAATTCGTCGTATTTAGGCGGCGTCATGCCAGCTAAATGTCATCTGTTTTGGATCGCTGTAATCAATTTTGTCGCCGAGTTCGAAGAAACAATCCAACAGAGCTTGACGTAAGACAGAAATCTCTTGTCGCGCAGGTACCGGAATGTGTAGTTCATACCGCTGCTCCGGCCCAAATTTAAGCGTTACGTACTCAGGCGAAGTCATGCGGAACTCCTTTTGCCCAAAGTTTGCGTTGATTGTCCTTCCACTCTAGATAACGCACATGCCGCAACTCGTAGCATGACGCGCACACAGGAATATACGTGTCTTCGAACCCGAGCTCTACGGTTGGCCCGTCTAATACTGGTTTGTTGTTTTTGATCTTCAGATTAAACACAGCCTTGCGATCGCAATCTGTGCATGTTGTTTTGATCTCTTCTATCGTATCGGCCAGCTCCATTAACCGTTTCGACGCGGGAAATAATTCAAGTCGGAAGTCTGTGCGCAGGCCATAACAAATAACGGGAATGCCGTTTTCGACAGCGTGCGCAATCTTGTGTAGCCGTTCTACCGTTGTAACCGGCAAGAACTGCGCTTCATCTACAAGAATGCACGAAACGTTTTTTGTTTCAGTCAGATCTAGTGCGCCGCTATCCGGCACAACAATATCAGCCGTGGCTGTTAAACCAGCTCGCGTGCCGATTGTTTTTGATCCGAATCTTGTGTCGACGGCCGGCTTGATGAGCAATACATTTTTGCGCTGCTGTCGATAATTGTGCGCAACGGCCAGAAGATTTAGAGTTTTTGCGCTACCAACAACACCGTACCGGAAGTACAGCTTAGCCATGCTTATAGCTCAAACCTTTTTGGAAGAACATCGTTTAGTGTCATGACTTCGTGACCAACAAAGATTTTTGTGTCTGGCGTGCCGAATTCTGCGATTACTTGCAGGCATGCGCCACACGGATAGCAGTTATCGTGCGCTAGGCTGCACACGGCTATGGCATCAAGTTTGCGGCTGCCGGCGGCAATACCCGCAAAAATAGCCGAACGCTCCGCGCAAATTGTCAGCCCATACGACTTGTTTTCTACGTTTACGCCGCAGTAAATTTTTCCATCGCTGAATTGTGCCGCGGCGCCGACGTAAAACCGAGAATAAGGCGCATGCGCTTTAACAGCAATTTTTTGCGCCATCTCTAAAAGCGGATTGTCGTGCATGGTGCTGGTTATACCAAGTAGATTTTGCGGGTCAAGTCCACGTCGATAGCGCTGCGCGCATCCAGGTATTAGGCGCAACACACACATAAAAAAAATTTGTGTCGCGCGCAACCGCGCCAGTAACGCCAGAAGACGACGCGCTAGCCGGCGGGTCGACGAAGAACGCATAATCTCCGATTGGCTGTTTTTGGTCAAGCGCTTCGTCCAAGCCGGCGACGTCGGCGATTGTGTGCGTATGCGCAACCGGCGTGCGGGCGTCAGTTAGCCGCGGATCGCTGTTTAACGCGTAATCCCCAGCTGGTTGTTTATTGTTCAGCGCAGTTTGCAGCCCAATCACATCCGACAAAGCAACAACAGAACTGTAGCCAGAAGAGCTATTCGCGTAAGGTAGCTGCAGCCAATAAAGCTCGCCGTTGCCGATTTTAAATCGCCCGGTGTCTAGTTCTATGATTATCTCGCCTGCTTCGAGAAGCGGATTCAGCTCGACCAAATCGGCAGCTGTTCCGCGTTTTAGTTGAATAAGCTGGAACGTTTGGTGCAATGCCATAAATCACCCGTCTTCTTCTCTACTTTGAAAATACTGCAAGCATCTTACGCCGTTGTTTTCGTCTAACCATTCCATTAAACCATTCGTGCCGCGTTTAACAGGATAGTCGTTGTCTACAAGCGGCGGCAAATAATCGATATTGCGCGAGACGTACTGCCGTTTTTCGCGTGTTCCGTGCCACAAGTGCAACGCTGCGTTGTTTTTGAGATATGTCAATTTTGGATTATACGCGAGAACCCGGGCGCGATAAGCAGAAAATGCTCTTGTTGTTGCAAACAGGTTGTTGCAGTTTAGCCAGTAGTTAATTGTTGATGTTTTTGGCATTCTATTATCGAGCGCGAACCAAAAGCCCGTATCGCCGCCGCCAACAGGATGATCTTCATACCAGCCGCCTATGGCTTCAAAAAACTCGCGTCTAAACGCCCAAGCGAAGCCTGGATGATACACGTCGCCGTTTGGCGCTTCGGCGTACATTAGACAATGCGCGGCGCAGCGTCTGTCGATAAGCGTAGTTATGTTATCACGAGCACGCCAAACAGCATTTGAAAACGGCTGCATGACGTCGTATTCTTCGAGTAGCTCACTTGTCGCATTGAGCCAATCGCGTCGGCTGAACTCTAGATCTGCATCCATAAATACTAGTTTTGGATGCGGCAACAACGCAGCCCCGATGTTGTACAGATTTTCCTTCAAAAACAATATGTTTTTAACTGTTGCCGGTATTTGTTTGTGTATACAGCATTCTGGAAGCTCTGTGAGCGGCACTGCGCCCGGCATAACAGCTTCGACAACTGCTACTGGATAGCCGGCGTCAGCAAAGTGCTGCACTACACGCAGCAAATTAGCGCGCGGTAATTTGAAATTGCACGGCGAGTAGTACGCCAAAACAATTCCAATATCTTGACGTATTAGCGGCGCGTACTGCGCTCGTATTTTTCCGCGAAAGGCTAACTGCATAAGCCGGTCGCGAACTGCCGCGCTAAGTATGACGCCGCGTTTATTCGCTTCGTCATCTAGCCATTGCGCGACACGGTCAGGGTGCTCGACTTTCGTGTCTAGCCACTGAACACGGTTTGATAATGTTTTGCCGTCAAGTTGTGTCTTTAGCAAAAAATTTGCTGCGCGAAGTAACCGTGAGCCAATCAATACGGAGCTGCGCAACATGTCGTAACTCGCCATCGGCTAGACACCGGATCGTAGAATAGGCCGGCTTCTTCATTTTCGCCAAGCACGTAATCTACGCCTGATGCCATAATCATACGATTTGCCGGGAGGCTATCCAAACTTTGATGCGCTAGCGTTAATGTATTAATCGTTGTGTTTATGAGGCGCACCCAACTCGCCGCGGTTCCGCCAGTCAAACCCGTAATTTTGGCTGAGTTAGTAGCTGAAATTACGAGCATATTGGCTGAGCCGACAGCGTAATTATTTACTGTGCCGCTGATTTCTCGAGCTTCCCAAACGAGTTTGACGTAATTTCCCGCAACTTGTTTTTGATTAAGGGCCGACTGCAGATCTGTAACGTCTGTAATTTCAAGAGTAACGGCGCCGGTTTTTGCCGCGACAGACTGCACTGGCGCGAGTGTGCCCAAATAAGACGCAGGTATTTTTTTAGTTGTAGGTGCGCCGCTCAGATCTACAACAATAAATAGGTCGGCCGGATTGACGGCAAATGTCGGGGGAAGCTCTGAGATTTTTACGTCTAAAGGCATTTCAGCACCGCGTTATCCGATGATAATTCGTTTGAAATCTTCCGTGTAAAACACAGCACCGGCTTCTGTAAGCAGCGCCGGCAAACCGGACGTTGTGCCGACGAGTAAACCGCCATCAATACTGTACAGCGGCTCCGTGATATCCAGTACCGTGCTGTCTGCTTTTTTGAGAAATACACGCCCGTCAACGTAATTTATGCCAAACTCGCCAAACATTAGTTGCGCAGCAGTTGGCGTACGCCCGGGTACGGCAGTACGCCTGTGGACAATAATATTTTGCGTTGTTGCCATGTCAGAAGCCACCGCCGTCAATAATATCTGTTACATTGACCTTTTGACTCAGCGATTGCGTTATAGTCGTTAACGTGCTCGACAGGTCTACAACGTCTGTTATAACGTGCGTGTGTACCAATTCAGCTTTGGCATCTAAAGCAAATTGCATCGCTATAGAAATCGGCTTGTCGATATCCGCGGTGTTGTTTACGTTCGCTAGGCCGATGTCGTCTTGCGTTACAAATACGTCTCCAGTCCGGCCAACGACGCTTTTGACGGGCGAGTATGTGAAAACACGATCCGGCGTTAAAAATAAGTTTATGGAGCCTTCTGCAATGGCGTCGGTGGTGCCGGGCGACGCCACAATCTCTACAAACATACTCCCCGACCACCGATACACACGGCCAGTATTGTTGATCACATACAACTTGCCTGCTTCGCCCTCTTCCGGCAGGTAACTCTCGTCGCCGTATTCGACAATATCGTCGATGAACCCGGGCAACTGCTCTGCCGGAATAAGCCCGTTTATAAGCGTCGCGTAATTTTGCGATTTAACGAAGGCTGTTGTAGCCAATCTGTTTGACGAATCGTTTGTCGGCGGTGTTGGGGCGAGGACGTTTGCCGCGAAAAACGTGTCGTCAAGAAACGTTTTTTCGCCGGAAATTTGTTGGGAACCAGCGAGGCCGACAAACGCGCCAAAACCGCCGATTTCAATAATCTCAGATGCTGTTGTATCTGGCTCTAAGCCGCGGCCATAGTACAATACGCCGCTTATTTCGTTAAACGCAAGTTCGGCGTTTAACAATTGCGAAGGCGCGCCCGGCTCCCCCGATAAGCGGCGTTTAATTCTAACAGCTTTAGTCATCGCTGAGTCCTACTGAGCTGAAGCAGCAAATTCGTCAATAACTGCTTTGTTTTGAGCATACTCTTGCGCAAGTGCCGCCCTTCGATTTCCGTATTCTAGCATTATTGCCGTGAAATTTTCGATCGTATCGACAGCGTGTACTGCCTGGTTTTTATCGATAATCGGCGGCAAAGGCATACCTGCAGCAACGGCGGCTTGGGCTAGCACATAATTTCCAGTTAACAAAGTCACGTCGCTATCTGTCAAACCAAGAGTAAACCCGGCGCTCACCAGGCAACCCGCGGCAATTTGCTCGTTAAACCAGCTCTCGAGCAGTGTGTAGTTGTGGGCAATTGTGCGCTGCCGCTCTTTGTATTCCGGCCAATTTTGTAAAAACGCAAGAGCTTCGCTTACCTGGGCTTCTGTTGCATGCTCTTCAAAATCGACGCGGTAGTGTGACATGTCTGGCCCAGCGCCAGAAACACCGCAAACGGGCGCAATAGCCGAAATAGCTTTATGCAGTTGCGCTAGTTCGTCACCAGTTACAGCGAAAAAAGTGTGTGCAGAATTTACTTCAACTGTCGGAGGCGCGGCTAGTTGAGGCGGGTTTGCCGTAACAGGCGCGGTATTTTCCGCCGGCATATTGTCTTGGTTTTCAGTCATATAGCTCACATCATTGGTAGGGCAGTTAATCGCCCGCTAGTAAAGTATGAATCCGCGGATATACCGTATTCACACGGGACAAGCGAACAAAAGCCACCTAATGTCAAACCAGCGGCTATGCCAGACGACACAACCGTAGCGGACGCCTGCCCGCTTAAAGCTGTCGGGGCAATTGCGTTACCGCCGGGCTCAATCGTGTGGGCTGCGGGACCAAGAATTACGGAGTCAAGCGTATTTACGTTTGCTGTAAGCGGCGCGCTTAACGTAACAACATTGCCAGATACCGCGGTAATAACCGGTCGCGGCTCCGACGGCATATTGGCGCCGGACACTGTTGTAAAATTTGGCACTACGTTGTCATCTACAACAGATAACGCAAGCTGATTACCGCCCGCGACATTAACGTTTGTAGAGCCAGTTGGAGGCGCAGAAATTGTGGTGGTGTACGGCGTGCCTGCCATAATTCGCGTATGAAAATAGCCGTACCGTACAAAACTTTGCGCAAAAACAGGTATAGGCTGCCGGACGCCAAGCACAAGTTGCAAACAGTTGCCGCTACCGACGGAGTTATTCCAAATACGCCACGCTGACGTGGAATAAGTATGCGGCGACGGCAGTCCGACAGCTAGCGGCCGCTCAAGCTGATTGTAGTAGTTGTAAACGAGTCGGCGGCCGAGCAAATCCGATGTAGTGCCGGCTGTAGTGTTCGTTCTAATGGTGCCGATATAGCGCATTGTTGCCATACCGCTGCGCACTAAAACGCCGTTTAGCGATACAAGCGAAACAGCGCGCGTAGTGTTGTTTGTCCACTGCACCGCGCTTAACGTTACAACACCGTTTACTTGATACGCAAAAATATCGAAGTTCTTGGACGCCGGTAAACCGCCAATTCCAATCATAGTCGTATTGTTAAACGTATACTGCTGCCAGTTTGTGCCTGACCATAACGTGATTTTGTCAGACGAATGCGGCACGTACCATACGACTGCCGCTGACGTATTCCAAGTCAACGTGGCCCAAGGATCTGGCGCAGAAACATTTTGTATTACGGACAACCGGCCGCCCGCTGTTGCATTGTCGCCGGAGCTGTACGGCGCCAATCTGTTATACGTTTCTAACCCGTCGCCAATTTTTAAGACACGCGTGTCGAGCTCGTACGCGGGCTCGCCTGGGGCAAGCACAGGATTAGCTGTAGCCCAGTTGGCGGCGGTGTCTCTACGAAATTGAAAAGCCATGGTTAAAAATTACCGCAGTCGAGGACTAGATCTAAATCGGTCAAGTTTTTGTTAACCCAGTCAGATTGCGCTGAGTCGTAGGCTAGCACTTGATTCTCTTGCGGAACAATTACGCGAACGTTATCTAGTTGGTCAATTGACAGCACAACTATGCCGCCAAAACCGTTAACGCTAGCTACTGTGTTCAACGCGCTAACTTGATTGTTTACGATAATTTCAGCCAGCGCCATTAAGTCGCCGACGGTTGTCTTTTTGTTTACATAATTAGCCGGCCCAAATTGCGAGTCGACGAGCGGAAGCATATCCGACGTCGCGAGCGCGTATTTGCGCGGCAACGATGAAATTTTCTGGTCTATCATTTACTAGCCCTTGAAGTTGTATGTTTGCTCGTCGTCATCTTCTTCGTAGTGCTGCCGTTTTTTCTTCTTTGGCTGGTTTTGCGCTGTATCGATGCTGTCGGCCGCCCTGACTAGCCATTTGGCTAATTTTCTTGCGTCGCTGGCGGTAAGCATTGGCGGGTATTCGCCGTAAGTGTCTATAACCACGCCGGCATCAACGTGATTGCCAACTTCCCACTCGCCTACTTGCGCCAGAACTGTCGGCGCAGTTGTCGGCGCCGTATTGGCTGTCAAGTTTTTAAACTCAATCTCGTTAGCCGTATTTAAACTAAGCGTAGCCACAAGCCGTATTATCTCCTAGCGCACAAAATCAGACTTTTTCATTTTTCCGCCCTTTGGCAGCAGCGGACGATTCTCTACTATATCATCCAAGAACATTATCGCAATTTTAGCCGCGCGCCGTAAACCTTCGTGAATACCGGAGTGAAAGGCGCTTTTTGCTTTTACTGGTTGTTTTCCAGCTAAATCGGCTATTGTGCTCAGGCACGCGGCGTATCTAGCCTTTAAAAGCCGATATTCGTTTGACTGCTTTGTCACGCTAGACGAATGATCGCCGAGTGCCGCTTTGATTTTAGCCACAGGTTGCACAGGTATGCCGTTAGACTGCATTATCTGTGCCGCATTGAGCAACTCGTTAATATCCGCAAACGAGGTGCTCGGAGTGTGGCGCTGCGCTACATCAAATAGAACACCGCACAAATGCTGCAAATCTGCTTTAGTTAGTACGGGCGCCAGCAACTTTAATCCTTGCATTGGATTCCTTTCCGCGCAAAACGACATCTAAAACCCGTTGATTAACCTCGTCTACTGTGCCGTAAGCGGGCACAATAGCCACGATTGTTTTCGGCTCAGTTACCGCGAGCCTTCTGGCGTAATCTAAATAAGCCGCGCGCATCATTTTTTTCTCAGCTAACGTAACGCGCTCATACCTGTCTTTGCGTGTCTCGTGCTGTTTGCGCGAATCGGCGTCCTCCGGATCTATGTCTAGCAGAACGCAGATATCTGGACGAATAGCGGTGTGATCAAAAATGTCGTATACGAGCCGCTCGTCTGTATCGTTTAACGCAACCTGATAAACGAGCGTAGACAGCAGCCAACGATCGCAAACAATTGAATACGCGTCGCTTAGTTTCTTTTGAATGTAATGGCTTAATTCCGCGCGGGCTGCAGAGAAAAGTAACATCTGCGCGCGCTCTGAAATCGGGTCGTCATTATCAAGCAGTATTTGTCGAATGGCCTTTCCGATTTTAGTTGTGCCCGGGTCGGCAACTAACTCTACTAGGCGTTTTTGACACGCAAAGTAATCAGAAAGCAACCGCGCTTGCGTACTTTTGCCAGCGCCGTCAATACCTTCCAGACAAATAAACATGTTGTTCCTTAACGGCCAGTGATGTTTACGCTGCGTGTCGTATCGGGCATGGTGCGTTGATTTCTAGACGCTTGCCCTGTTATCTGCACGGGCGCGCCTGGCGTTACATCGGTTGGCGTATTTGCCGCAAGAATGTATTCGCTGCCATCAGAAAATCTAATCGCAAAGCCGTCGACGGTCTGGCCAACGCCGACCACGCCCTTTGTTAATAGCCAATTGTTTGCAAACTCGCAAAAGTGGTTTATTACACCACCCTCGACTACAGCGCCGGGATTGGCTGTAGCATACTCGTCACGAATTGCGTCTAGAAGCTTTTTTTCTTGCATTTTTCTTTTCCTCGTTAGCCGCCGATGCTTGTTTCGCTGCGTGACGTGTCCTGATGCCTTCGGTGCTTTTTTCCACTAACCGCGCAAGCTTCGCGTCGGCCTTCAGCTTTTTGATTAACTGATTGGCGTCAGCGATTAAATTTCTGGCAGCGTGCGCGTACAACCTAAGTGTGTAATAGCGCGACACGGCATGAACGGCTAGTAGATCGCCATCTAGCTGCGCAAGGATTTTACGCGACTTAGGAACTGCTGCAAGCCCGTTTTTCTGCAAAAATTTGATGACACTTTTGCCGTTACAAATGATTCCCGCGACCGCAACAATTTGTGTGGCTAACGGGCTTACGCTTAACCGGCCGCGATACTCTATATCGCGCTTAGTCTCGACCATGCGATAGTCGCGCGTAAGCGTAGATACCATGGACGCAATTTGTACGTTTGTTATCGCGGCAATATTTTCAAACGTTCGTCGGGCTACGCCAACGGCTTCGCTAAGAACCGCGGCATGCACAATACTTTCAATAATGTCGTGTTTATCTGGCGGAACAATGTCGCTGCGCATGTCTTTAAAGAGCTGTTGCGCTATCTGCTCTGCCAGCTTTGCGACGGCAAGGCAATACGTTGTTATTTCGCAATCGGCGTTTGTTTTTTCATTGCCGTAAGCTTCGCGGGCAAAATTAACAGTTGTCGTAATTTGCAATACTTGCTTGGTCATCGGCACCTCCATGCGCCAACGCCCGTCATGCGTCGAATATGTTTGTCCAGCTCATTTCAAACGCATTCTTGCGGGCGTTTAAGTTGTAGTTTGTTTTGTGATTTAACCGCTGGATATGTCGCGGTTCAGCCACAAGCTCTTGTAGTACGTACATGAATTTGTCGTAGTCTGGTAGTGCATGAGCTACGCCATTTTCGTCGTAGTCTATGTCAGTCTTTACCAGCACAGAATTGACGTCTGGGAACAAAAAATCTGTTTGCGGAGAAATAGCTGTAGCTAAAACCGGCGTACCCATCGTGATAGACGTTATAGCGCAGAGCCCGTAATTGTCGCACTCCGCCGGTAGTAGCGTAATGTCGTGCGCGGAATACAAATGCGCCCTAGAAACTACCGGTACGCCGCGCAAAATACTTACGCGATTTTTGCAACGCCGCTGAAGCGTCAAGAAAAACTTGACTATTGAGGGCGAGAATTGACTTGGCGTTATAGCTACTGTTAGATACGCCTCTTCCATATGTTCGATAAGAAACCGCAACGATGCGATAAATGCCGCGGAAGTACATTTAGCGTTTCGATCAAACCACGGCAAAAAAATACGGACATTGCGCGCATTTACAGTTCCGGATTTTTTGAAAACAGGCAAACCCGGATCAAACGGAATTAACTCAGCAGAGCGCAATTTGAATATCTCAGAAAAGAGCATTTGGCATTCTGCGCTCATCGTAATTACGTGATCAGCGCGTTGGAGCGTTTTTTTGAACGGCCTAACTAGCTCCTGCCACATCGGTGCTACTACTGTTTTTATGTTTTTGCGCTTTGCGTAATTTATTTGCTCTATGGGCGGAACGTGCGTCCAAATAATTACGCGCTGTTTTTTAGCCCACTCGGTGTATTTGATTATGTTGCGTGTCACTACGGCGCTGTCGCACGGTAGACCCAAAAAACCCGGCGTATTATCGGAGTAGATATCGAACTCTGCGCCAAGTTTCTGCAACAGCAGCGCCAGTCTTGCAGCTAAATAGGCCTGGTCACAGTGCGCGTAGTGTGTATAAATGCCGACACGCATTATTGGGCCTCTACTACGGCCCAGGCGGTAGCGGGCCTTGTCCGCCGGCTGGCTGGCCATACTGCTGCGCCATAAGCTGCGCGCCGCCTTCAACCTGCGCTTGTTGTCGGATGTCTTCGATGATGCTGCGCACTAGTGCGTGCATTGTGGGATCTGTCTTCTTCAGTTTGATAAGCTGGCTGTCTTTTACAGACTCAGGCAGCGACAGTATCTGCTGCGCAAGCAACTGCGCTTGAGCTTGCAAATCCTCTGGTGTGCGCGGCACATTTGGCGTATTTTGTCGCTGCATGATGAACTGATCGACGGGATTCGCTGGCGGGCCGGGCGGGGCGGGCGTCATGCCCGGTTGTTGCGGCATCCCTGTCGCCCCCGCGCCCGGAGCGCCTACGCCGCCAACTGCTGGGCCGGCGGACTGTGAAAGCGCGTCCATCTGCTGCGCCTGTTCCATCTCGCGCTGCATTTTGGTTTGTTCTTCTGCGTAAATCTTTTCTTCTTCGAGAAGCTGCTTTGTCTCTTCGTCGTAGTCGAGTCCGATAGATTTGAGGCCCGTGGTCTTGCTGATTTGCTGACCCATCATCAGCTGCAGCTTTGCCATCTGCCGGTTTAGATCGTCTGCGTGCGTTACGCGCATTAGTCGCACAGCTGCCGGCTCCCAAGATTTAACTCTGGCAACAGCAGACGCGACATTCGCCAGAAAACGGTTTAAATTGTGCGGTAAATGCGCCCAGTTTGCCTCGAACAATCTAAGCGCCGCAGGGGCAGCTTGCATCGTCAAGCTTCCGTTAAACAGCTCAACCGGCATACCGATACACTTCAACAATGTGTCAAAGCCCTGATCTAACAGGTCTTTCGGCGCAAGCTGTGATGCATCGCCGCCAAGTGCCTGATAATTGACAGGGAACGGTAACACGTTCCAGCGGGCCGGGTCAAGCCTTCGTGCGCGCAGCATTGCCTGTACGCGCCCGGTAAAATTGCTGAGATTAATCGTATGTACGGGATCGCTTGAAGCTGCGTCGCCGCCGCGTGGCGCCGGCGTGATTACGCGAAACGGAATAACGTAATCCAAGGCAACAGCCTCGTTGTAGCGCATGAGAATCTGCACATACCAGGCTTGTCGAAAGTTAGCCAGAATACGAGATATGCCCCAGCCGCGATTACGTAAACCAGCGAGCGCGTCTTCTTTCAGATGAAAAATGACGTCCTTGTCGAACATCAAATTCTGGTTGTCTTTGACAGCTTGAATTACTTCCCAGCTGGCGCGCTCCAAGTGGTGCAAATGCCCCTGTCGAATTAAGGCGCGATACTCTTCAGAAATGCGCCACACATATCTGACTTCGTCGGTATACGGATCCCAAATCAGTTCCATCTCATGCGGATTCCACCGCTTGATTTTGAGATCACCGGCGTCACCACTTCGCCGGTCGATATGCGTCCACGGGCCGGCATAATGACATTGCGGACAAGTGGCGTGAAACTCAAATTCTTGCCATTTGAATTTACACGCGGGTTTGTTGAACACTTGCGCTAGCGGCATCTCTAAGCTGCACCGCTTACAAGACAAATAGCGTTTGAACGGCACCAAAACGCTGGTAAAACTATTGCCATAGGTTAGATAGTCCATGGCGACGGAGTGCAACGCGTTTTTAATGCCTAGCGTGTTCTCAAAAAATTCGACGTACTTGTCTTTTTCTTCCCGGCCGAGTTTGTTTTTGCCGTCTTCGCTTACGTGGATGTCTGTCAAAAAATACGACACAACACGGTCAACGGCCTGCCGGTACAAGCCGTTGCAGTTCATAATGAACTCGCACCAGCGCAGCGCAGCCTGAATCGATTCAGGCATAGAAAGCGACGCAATGTCGCAGAACGGGTCCGGAAACCGGTCGTCAGCGGATACGCCAGGGCCGGAAGTGGCAAAATTATTCGAGCTTAGATAAGCCACGATATAGATTCCGGTTTACTTGTTTAGAGAATCGGTCGCACGGGTCGCAGCTTGTTTGCGAAAATCGGCGTCCAGCTCCTCGATTTTATGCCGTTTATTATCCACAATTTGCGGATCGGCGCAATTCGCGGATTTAGTCGGTTCAACCTGGGGTGTTATATCCGGGCGAACGACACCCATTTTTTCCATGTCACAGCTCCGATTCAACGGCTTTTTCAACAAGTAATACACAGAACTCGCGTTCATCATAAACATACTGAAATCCGGTTGTATGAACAAGATACAGCCGGCGATCATTATTAATCTGTACCGCCCACGGGCGCTTGTATGGATCATTAGACGGGGGAAACCAGCGTGCGGCCGCTTGATCAAAGCGCAAGTCGTAAACGAGCACAATAAAGCCGCTTTCAGTCAAATTTTCGTCGTCAAAAGACACGTCCACAACAATATCGTGAAAAAACGCGGGAACAGTGCCAATTCCCTCTTTTTCAAAATAAACGAGTTTGTTTGGCGGGCCGGCATTTGCTTTTTGCGAAATAACAGGAACGCGCCCAGTAACTGTTTGCTGTTTTTTAAGTCCAAACGCCGCCATTGGACTATACGTACGATCGATTGTCTCAATCGGCGCGTAATCTGTTTCTGGTATATCCTGCGGATGTTCAAGCGCGACCGCAGCTTTTGGCTTGGCGGGCGGGACGGGAGGCGGCACAGCAGTTGTTTTTTGTACGCCAGAATTAGCAATTTTTGCCAGCTCTTCAAATGCCATAGCGGTCCTTTCTCTGACAGATACGATGTCGCTGCCTTGTACTTTACTTGCTGCGGCGGCTAAAGCTTGCGCTACTGAGCTCTTAGTAAACTGCGCCAACGTTAAGCATCGGCCGCCGGCGATATCGGGTTCTACGTTAATTACGATATGCTGCGTATCGTGCGGGTTAAAGTTTGACGGACGACCATCAACGCCGGCGGCGGACACTATTGCGCCTTTAAGTCCGCGCATACCGCGGACACCAACCGCGTCAGCCACCGATAACCCACTTAATAACTTTTCTTGTGCTGGGTCTTTGTATCCTGTTGGCGTTGCCATAAAAGCTCCGATAGCTAAAAAAAGGGGGGCCGGCTTACGCCGGCTCCCCAAAAGATTTCCTGGACAGCTGCGGGCAGACCAGGAAGAGACTATCCTTTTTTACGTGGAAGAACAACCTGCCGTATGGGAAGCCCTTGCCGCAAACTGCGAACAATTGTTCTTTACTTGTCAGCACTTCGGCATAACAAGTCCCATTCAGCAGATACGCCACAACCAACCCAATCTCGACGTCGTCGGGAAATACCGGGATAACGCTTGGCGCGGCATCCTGTTTAAGGAGCCATGCCAATAGTTTCCCAGCGGGTTGGAGAAAGTGTCTCATACAACTACTCGCAGGCCAGCTCCACGGTCTGAGCGGGCGCTACCACATCGAACACCGCGGGAAAGAAACCGCCCGTCGCGTAGGACGGAAGCACTCGAAGGTCGTCTGCACGGACGATTTGGATCTTCGAATACGCATGAACCACGAGCGGTTCATACGGCTTCTTTGCCGCATCCACAAGCTCGTCGTCGGTGACGTGCTTGTGAACGGCCTTACCTGCCGGAATTGCCGCACGCATGGCGCGGATAATCACCGAGGTAGGCAGCCGATCAACCGGCACACCAAAACTCAGCGGCTTGGTCGGATCTGACAACCCGTCGATCAAGTCCGAGTCAGTGGCCATCTCTGGCAGCGGGAGCGACTCCCGCATTTTGGCGAGCAGCTGCTCGACAACAGCCTCGTCGGCAGTCATCGCCCAGTCGTCGGCCAGCCCCGCAGCCTTCAAGACATAACGCGCGGGATTCCTCGCGAGGAAGATTTTCCTCGCGGGGTTGATCTCGTGCGATCCGAGAAGGTTCTCGTAGTTCTCATAGGCCCGCTGCTGTCGGAACCCGGCAGCAATTTCGGCGTCCTTGAGAACCTCAGCGTCTCCGAAGAGTTCGCCGAGTGAAATTACTTCAGCCGCTTCGCGCTTCTTCTGCGCGTAAACCGGCCTGAGCTCCGGCGGATTAATCGACTCGACCAAGCCCGCAAGCTTGGCTTCGTCGATTCTCACGGCATCGAGCATAATCAACAGCTGCGGAAGCGCGGGCGTCTGCAGCGTGTCGGTCGACTGCTCGACCGTGTTGATGAGTTCCTGCAGAAGGTTGTTGCCCGCGGTGAGCAACACATGATTCTCAGGACCATCAAGCCTCGGGAACTCGGCGCCGCGAGTCGGGGGCAGACCGAAGTCATACCACCGCTTTACGGCGTAATTTAATTTACCATTCACCGGATGGCTTTCCACCTCGGAAATGATCAAACGATCGTGCCGCACAACGTGCAACAGCACGAACGTAGGCCGGCCACGGAACTTTGGAAGTTCCTTGTGAACCGGCCGGAACATGAAGGGGTCATGAGCACTCCCTTGCCCCGGCAGGATTTCCATCGCAATACGACCAACTAGGCGATGCGCGATCTCGTCGTACTGGGCCATGAGATCGCGGTGTCGCTTGAGCTGCCGCGCCGTCCGCTCGTCCATCGGCGGATGCGCAGAATTTTCCGGGTTATTTTTCTTGCCCGGCTTGCGATAAGAACGAACCTGCTTTTGATTGACCTGGGTCATTCAGCTACTCCATTCTTTACTAAGTATTACAGTACTTGCAATACTGCCCCCAATTCCGAAGCACGTGTTCCCGCGTGCCTAGTTTTTTGGGGACAAACACTTCACGCGTATTATCCAACCACGCGCGTTCCGATACAAACTCAACGTTTCCCTGATAGTCACGCCATCGAATTTGGCTGCCTACCTTCCGTTGAGCTTTGACAGGGCGGCCGTTGTAAACAACCGCCCTGAACGTATCGTAAACTTGGTTCAACTCATTCAACCTCCAGTGGAGAAACTCCTAATTATTTGTTGCTTGATCAGAAAGAGATACCACAACAAATATGCCAGCATTTTGGCAAAAATTTAGCTGTCTGGATCTGGCAGAATATCGTCGAACACACCCATCCCCGCGTCTTCTTTGTCGTCAAAAAACTCGTCATTGCCGCCGGCCTTGTTTTGTTTTGGAACAGACAGCGGTGGCGGATCAGATAGATGAATGAAATCCGCGCCGAGGTATCCCGTATCGTCGGGCTCGAGCTCTGTGGTGTTTGAGTCAAATAGCGGTTTAGCGCCCCACGGCGTTAATAAATGCCGGAATGGCGGCCGAGATACCTTGAGCTGCACGCCGGCAAAATTGAACACGCTGACGTCTTTATCCACCAACGACTTTAGCCGATTTGCCAGCGCATCTGGCGTATCAAACTGCTCCACTTTGTATTCGCCATCTGGGTACAAAATGGCGGCGTAAAACTTAATTTCTTTCAGCTGTTTGTCTGGCTTGTCACTCATGTGTCACCCCTGAGTCGTTTTAAATCATGCTCAGTAACCGGACTTATTTTGAAACCTGGTATATGTTCAGCTGCAGGCACTGTTGTGACGTATGGTGGATTATGTCCGGCCGGCGCTAGATACGTTATTCGTTCGCGTATGAGCACGCCAAATACGTGTAACGGAATTTGCGCGCCAGAACCAATCAGCGAAGCAGTAGGATCAGGCATAGTTAGCTCATATGTTACAGCGCTGGCGTAGAAGTCGTCGCCGTGAATGCCTATGCCGCCTATAAAATTGAAGCAACTTTCTGCTATGGCGATAGGCGCGGCGTACAACCGCCGATCCCAATCAATTTGTTTGCCGTCAAGTACAGAAACGCCAAGACCGGAAAAAAATGGATGGTGCGCCGGAGACAACTCTACGCAAAACGGCTGACTGTCTGCGCCGACATTAAATCGCGCGATAAACTCTTGAGCTGGATCAAACGGCATGCGGCCGGCAGTAACTAAAAGCGCCGGTGTAAAGCAAACAACTTCACCGCGGCGCTCGCGCATTGCTTCTAAACACGACAACCGCCTAACGGGCGCATGCTCAGTAACTGCGTCTGCCTGCGCTAAAAATTTCGCGTGCTCGGTCATCGGTTATTTTGGCGGCGTGCCGATGCCGACTTTAACCTGCTGCAAAAGCATCAACAGCACAAACGCCGCGTCGACAACGTTGTCGATTCCCTCGGCTTTGTATTTTGCCGGGTCAAATGCCGTGTTGAAATTCTTGTTGGCGGCAGCAATCATGTCTTCTTTGTTCGCGCGACCGTTGCCGGTAGCAAACTTTTTGATTGTCGTAACGCCAAATCCCATAGACGGCAAATTCCGCTCTTGCGCCCAAGTAGCGACAGTAACTTTCATACCGCCCAGCACTTCCGATGCTGTAGCAACTCGGGCAAGAATGGCAGGAATACCGAATTTCTTATTGACAAAGAACTCACGAGGCGGCGTGTATTTCACGTCTTCATAGGCTATTGCGTCAGGGGCTACAACGTTTAAAAAGCCGCGCAAACGCACAAAGCGCGCGGCGCCTGAATCAAGCCCGGTGCAAGACAGATCCCATTGAAACAACTGCAGTTTTTCGCGAAGAAGTTTGCCGCCAGGCGTAAAGTCATAAATAGCTACGCCGCAATTGCTGCCAAGATCCAGGCCGAGGCAGCGCACACAATCGCTATCGAGCTTCGGAAGTTTTGCCGCGAACACTTCCGGATCGCGGTACATTCTGTATTTTGGCATGCTACTTCCGCGTTAGTGACAATACACTGAGTACGATATCGAGAATGCTCTTCGTGTTTTTTGCCAGCTCAGGGACGGTTGGCTGCATTTTTTTCTGCGCCTCTGCAAGTTTTTCCTGCAAAACCTGATACTCAGCATACAGCGTGCGCATGCGCGACTGCAGCACGTCGTTTTTGAGTTGCAAATTAGCAATCGTCAGCTGTTTGGCTTCCGGCGTCGATTTGTAGCCGAAAAAACCCTGTACAGTTGCTGTAAAGTCTGCCATGCCAGGAGCTGCGGGAGATTCCTCGTTTACACGCGATACTTCGCGTACGGCTGTAAACCAAGCCGCGCAGAACGCTTGCCCGATAGCGGCAAAAAGAAACTGCCGGACCGGATAGCGTATATCCGTAAAGTCGCGGCGATTTAATGCCTGCTCAAAAGACGTTACAGGGTCAGAGGCGTTTACAAAATCGCGTTGCGCGCGGGCCAAGGCTTCAGCAGCTAGGCCTATCTCATCGTCTGTTATACCGGCTTCAAGTTTCCACGCCTGTACTTCTTCCGGCGTGTTTTTTGATTCCATGCTCGCAATGGCCGCAGCCATAAGCGTGGGCGTAACATAAGCGTAGTCTCTGGCCGGATGATAAACCGGGCCCGATTCGCCTTTTGGTCGGTAACCAATAGACATAACACACTCCTTGCGTCGAGAAAACATACCAGATCAATACGGCGTGTCAACCGAATATCGCTGATAGCTAAAAAAAAGCCGGGATTAAATTCCGGCTGTATTGCGCTGTAATTTACGCTGCCAACACGTAAGACACAACTCATCAGATCTCGTTAGATCAAAATGAGAATTGAGATTACAGCCTGGACACAGCCGCAGCTCGAGCTCTTTTGCGTGAATAGCCGCGGCGCAAGTATCGTAGCCGACAACGCAATTTAGACACTCATGCTGAAAACCGCGCGGGCAGGGCGAAATACGTGTTCTGATCTCTAGTATTTTGCGATTGCTTGTCTGCATAGATGGCGGGCAAGCTACTTCTTGAAAAAATAACCCAGCACCACTTCTAGCCGCGTTCAGATGCGCCCAAAACTTTAAGCCAGTGAAATATGCGCTACTGGTATACGGCATATTGCGCGAAAACCCGACAATGTGCGAGATACCCGCACAACTCGCCTTAGACATAAAATGCGAAAACAAAGTTGGGCACGGCGAGCCCGCAAGCACGCGCAACTGAAATAAAAACCCCGGCTTACCGCGCCGAAACGCCGGATCAACGCGCGTAACAAGCACGGGAACCCACTCGTCCTCCGACTGCCGAGTCCAGGGCAGCACAGGCCTGCCTGTAATTAGCGTGTCGATATTGCCGGCCAAACGCCACGCAAACTCTGCCGCAATTTTTCGAGTTAGTTCGTCGCCGACTATTGCGCGACTAGACTCGAATACGGCGTCGTGCGATACGTAATTAGGCAGAACGCGATACACGTCTGCTACAAGGTCGTGCAGCGTGTTTCCTGATATCGTCAAGCCCACGTATGGGCGTATTGCTTGAAATAGTTTATCGCGCTGCTTGAATACCCGAGAAAGACTAAACCGTTTTTTCATCAGTCTTGTTAGTCAGTGAAATGCTCGACGCAGTTCTCGCGGTAACGGCTTGCTTAACCGCAACCTGCATATTTGATGTAACATGCCCCAGCACAAACAACGTTTGATGCATTTTGTCGATGATGGCGCGTAAACCGGTACCAATTGCCACAGAAACTTCGGCGATTGACGTTGCGCCGGGAATTTCTGCCGTATTTGATTTGCCGTCCACGCTAAAGTCAATCGTGATTTTTGAAATCTTGACAGATTCAGGCAGAGGTGCTGTTTGCGGAAGCCCGTTGAGCGGCATTGCCAGTTCTCGCAGGGCTAAATACTGCGCGTACAACTTGTAGAAGTCAGCGCTATTATCCCTAATCGCGGTGGCTGGGTCTTCGATTGAGATCTGCGTCTGACCTGGATCATTTGCTGCAGATTTTACGCCGATACCAACACCAGCAGCCGCAGCAGTCAATGCCGGCATAGACAACTTGGCGGTCGTCGTTACCGTTGTAGTGTTGCTACTGGTTTTGCACGACTCATTGTCGCACGATTCAGGATTGCACTTTCCTTTTTTGCATTTTTTTGCCATGTGGCTACCTACTTTAATCAAAAGCTATTGCGAACCCGAACCAGTACCGCATAACTGTTACGGCACCGGCAGAATTACTTACGAGCTCAACAGGGTTACCTGTCACAATATGCAAACATTCTGGCGCAGACGCAAGTTGCGCGGCACAGGATAACCCCAGTCTAAACGCTATTGCTAATGCGGTGTCGCCTTGTGCCGGCAAGTCATACTTAAAAAGCGGAATACGCACATACTCGTCCGACGCAGCAGACGCCCACGTTAATGCCGCGTTTTCCGAAATTGGCGCGTCCAAAACTAACCATTTGCGCGTATCGTCTTTTCTTGGAAAAACGAAAGCCGGTTGAAACGCTTCTTCAGGCCAAGCTGCGCGCGTTTTAATTAGGTCAACACGGGTAGTTTTTACGACCATATTAACCTCGCGCTACATAGTCGTAACCGATTGGCGATTCCGCTCGACCGCGGCGTGTGGACTGAGATTCAACACCAAATTCATTCGCGTTGATCCAAAGGTTATCTCGAAAATGCCCAAGCGGTAAATCATGTTGCCGCAGCAGCTCTCCTAGCATAACGTCGCCGCCTCTGTGTTTAAACTGGGGCGGCGGCCAGTCAAACCGCGTCAACACATCAGCGCGAATCGTCCACCAACCGCCGGCGGCAAACTGTACGTATTGCTGCGGCTCTTTGCTGTTATACCACGCTTGCGCTTTTATCCAGTCGGGCTGATTGCCTATGTACCTAGTTTTATGCACAGACCCCAACATGGCGTACGCATGCATTTGCCGCTGAATGCGCGAAAGCCACGCGTTTAAATCAGTAGAGGGGATTATGCAAGAATCATCGTCAAACCACATAAGATAAGACGATGTTAGAGTGCGGTCATACAATAACCGCCGCATCATCGGGTACTTGTGTATGTTTTCGGGGCAGTCGACGACTAGCGCACCAGGAAAGCTATCGTGCACGGCTTGATGCACGAACGTTCTCGTCTGCTCGCTAACTGCGTTTAATCCAAACCGAAAATCTATACCCGCGGCCCCCAAACCACGCAGCGGTGTATTTATCACGCGCTGCGCCATACGGAAACAATAGTCGTCTGTTCCGTACAGTAAAACACAAACACAAAACTGCGAATTTGACAACATTTAACGCATCCGTGCATTAAACGCAGCTTACACGCCAAGAGACTTTTTTGGCTTTGCTACTGCTATTGGTAGAACAACCGGACCGACGTTAGACGCTAAAAGCAATTGTACAACCGTCTCGACGTCTTTGCGTATGGCATTCGCGTTTTTGTTGTTTTCCTGGTAATGATTTACCAGGCTGTTAAACGCGCCAAGAAATTTATCGCGCGACTTTATTGAGTTAAACGAAAACCGCACCGAAAACTGCGTAACTGTTTCGCCAATCTGCTCTGGTACGGTTTTGTTCTCTGTCCAGGCGCCATTTTTCGATTCGCGCGTATAGACGTTGTACAACTTGCCCAGGTAATCGTAAATCAGTAAGAACGGACTTGCGTCAATGTCTTCAGCCATTGAGAAAATGTGAGGGTGGCTCGACGACACAATAAACGGCAGCTTTTCGGCTATTGTTGCGTCCGTGTTTACGCGGCTAAACGGCACGTAAAACAAACGCTCGCCATCTTTTGTTTTTCGGCAGACGGCCACTTCAAGGGCAGCGACGCCGGGCTCTATGACGACTGGGACGTTTTTGAAAAACAACATACTGCTACCGTGTAATACCTTTCTTTTTCTCGTGCTGCGCAGGCGGTTCGGCTTCGTCGCCGTCCGCCGACTCAGCATCGATATGCTCCGCAAATTTTCGACAAAGCGCTTGGTGTGTGTCGATTACTTCTTGCATCTTGTGGAAATTTTCTGTGATTTCCGCCATGTAGCCGCGTACGGTTTCCGTAATGTCTGATGACGCCATATTCATAAGCGCGTCGTACAGCCCGTCGTCCTCTACCCACAGCTTTTCCGACCGCGAAATAAATTTTCGCTGATGTTCAAGTAGATCGTACACGCGCTGTTTTAAACCCTTTGGCGCTGCCGGGCCGCGACCAGCTCTTTTTTCTTCGCCGCGAATTTCGTTTAGCTCAACGGCCAGCGCTTTTGTAGTGTATGCTTCGTTTACACAGCGATCTTCTATGACTTTGCGCTGGTCAGGATCCTGCACGGTCAGCAAAAGCTGCACGTGAGATGCTGTAACGCGCCACGTCGGTCGGGCCGGGCAGCGGCGATTAATGAGCGCGTCTATGCGCTCCTGAGAAGGATAGTTTTCAAACAACTGCCGCGACGTATTGAAAGAGTCGGCCGTGTAGATTTTATTGAAAGCATTGAGCAGCAGCGCAGACGGACTTACATGATTTGCCAGTTGCTCTTCTGTCAGATATTGCTCAGGATCGTTGTCAATTTCAAACAGCATCTGGCCAACACGCCACATAGCCATAATGTTAGCTGCGTGTTGCTCTGTCACGAGTTCTGTGACGCGCATAATAACCTGTTGCAAATTTGTGTGCAAATCAGCAACGTTGATCAGGTCATTGCGCTGTGCGTTAACAGTATTTAGTTGCATTGTCACACCTCACCTCCTTGAGTTAAACCTTACCAAACGCCTTTTTTGTCGCGGGCAAAAGAAGCGATAACCCCACAGACTGAATTTTTTCGCGTACGTGCGTCGGCTGATTTCTCGCGTGTTTTAAAGTTGCGCACACAAGATCGTAGCCGTTCCGCGTTTCTAGTACTTTTCCTGTATACGCATCTAGCGGATTGCGCGGCTCAATGTCCGCTCCTGAAAAGGCTGCGTTTCTTACAATTGCGCGCGCCGTTTCTTTAGACAGTCCAAAGCTGACTAGGTAACCAATCCATTTTTTGACTACCGTTTCGAACTCGGTTTGGTTGTCTGTAAAACCTAATTTGAATTCGCGTAGCGTAGCTATACGCTGTTTTAGCTCTACCATATCGATTGATTTGGTAAATGTGCGCACAACGAGTTGAGCTGTGCGACCAGATAAATCAGTGCCTACATGCGGCAATCTGTTTCTGTTTTTATCCGTCGCGAGAGCTACGCCAAACCGCGTATACAAACAAGGTATGGCACGCACAGAATTGCCCGCGTCCTCTCGATTACAAAAATACCAGCCGGCCGCGAAAACGTGTCGGGAATCCGGATGCGCGTCAGTCGTCTTGGTGGCGGGATCAAGAATGTACACCCGCAACTCTCGGCCTACAAGTTCAGCTCTGTAAAAAATTGTGTCGTCTGATTTGTCTGTTCGGGCATTTTGAATTGTCTCGAAAAACACAGAATTATCGAGCAGCTTGTGGTTGAGCCCGAGAAATCCGTCAACAACCCGATCGTGGTGGTCGATAAGAAGATTGCGCTCGCGTAATGTTTCGAACCTGACGCGCAATGCTTCGTTATAGATACTGACCGCAGACGGCAAACTATATGCGTCTGCGTCGATAAGTTTAGACGGCGACTCGCCAGATATTTCACCAAAAACGCGATGCAAGCCAATGGCTATCGCGTCGCACACAGCGATAAACCCGAGCACATTGAAGCGATAGCCCGTATCAGTAAACTTACCGGCTGCAGTAAGCGTCAGTTGCTCTGCATCTGACAGAGGTACAAGCTCAGTGTGCGCGCTACGCTTGTCTATAAAAGCCGCGCAGTCAGCTTCTTGGTCTTGTGAAAAAGACAAAGCGGTAACCGGAACGAAAATGCTGCGGTATTTTCTGTTCGGGCCCATACCGTAAGCCTAATTTGAAAACCACGCCGGACCTATAGCAGTACAAAGATTTTTTAACGGCTCGACAATGAACGGTCGTTTATTTGCCGTCGGTAGCATCACGAACTGCTGTCGGGCGCCATCAGGCAACCGAGTGTCGGCAAGGCTGCTAAAACTATGCGCGCAGAACGCTGTCTTAATCACAGGAAAGACAAAAACGTAGCTGTCGCTCATCGGGTCAATCTCGTTGATAGCCAGTTCTTTAGCTATCGCCTTTACCAGCCTGTTTTTCGGGGCGGGTTTGAACAAATCAGGCAGCGTAGTTTTATGAAGAAACGGAACGCGCCGCCCAAGCAATACACCCGGAAAAGCAGTATACGTCGCGTTGAACCAGGCAAAATTAAGCTTAGTCTGCTGCGTCTTTGCACGACAGTCAGACGCAAGACGGCCCCAGCCGTTTGGTTTTAGTCCGCAATCCGTGAATATGCGCTTGATGACGCGCTCTTCGTACGCCAGCTGCCGGAGGATTTTTAAGTCCTCGGCAGCTGGCGTACTTTCATTGAACAGGTTATCGAAAAATTCTTCGCGCGACATTGTCGTTAAACGTCGTCTTTTTCTGCCATAGCCGCCGTATGGTTCTCAATCGCATCGGCGATTCGGCATAGCCCGGCTGTTACGCCCATTACTGCTTCAGTAAGAGACGTAACGAAACCGCCAGAAGCATCGTGGCCGCCGGAAATAATAGTGTCGCCTCGGCCACGTGGTGTAATAGCTGTATCAAGTTCACCGAGTGCGCGAACAATTGCATCAACAGCATCTTTCACATCGTTGCTACTTTTCGTCGTTTTACGCACAAATCACCTCCTATTCAGAAAACTGTCCAAGCGGATCAAGATCTGCAGGCACAAGATCTTCCAAAGCACCAGCTGCCGCCATGAGCTCTGGATTATCGGTCGTCTGCTTGTCTTTAAGCTGCGACATAACCTGCTCCCGGTATTTAACAGCCGGATCACAGATGGCGTAAGCATTGACGCCTAGCAAACCGTCAAGCAGGCTGCGCATCTTCTTGTTCTCCTCGATCATCATCGAAATCTCGACTTCAGGAACGGCTTCCTGCTTCGAGATTCCGAGGGCGCTGGAAAACACAAGCGGCGTGTCGGCGTTTTTAGTGCCGTGCTTGTACTCAAGATCGCACACCTGCCTAAGAATCTCACCCAGCTTGGGATCGTGGCCCGGCTGCGGTTTACGCTCTGGATCCTGCAGATCGAGTAGCAGTCTGGTAGAGGCGGTATGCCAATCCCAGTAATGGTGCTGCTGCTGCTTATACGCCTGATCGCCGTTTTCGTCGCGGTATGCAATGGTTTTGGGATACCAAAGCAGGTTGACGACGATACGCCGGCCAGGAGCGCCAAGATTGTTCTTGGTCGCAATAATCCGCACCTGCTGCCCCTGAGCGCCATTACGCTCAATCAGCTTGGCAGACACTCGATCCATATCAAGGATTAACGTGGGATAATAGTCAAGGCTTGCCCCACCCGGAGCGTACTTCTTTGGCGCGCCGAATCCCATCTGATTAATTTCTTCTTTCAGATGGTTCGTTGCAACAAACGCAATCGGATAATGCCGAAGCGTCGGTACAAGCGCTGTTCGCATAAAGTCAGACAAGTTACGCGCTAGGTATGGATGCCCAGCCGCAGCATGTCCTTCTTCAGCCACCTTTTCGACGCGACGCTCAACCTCGACAGCCGAGATAGAGTCTACGCCGATGCACATTGGATACACCTCGTTGCCGGCGTCAGCTTGCTTGTGAATAAGCTGACACAGACTAATGTACTTCTTCTGCCACTCTTCAACGCTGGCAGCTTCGACAACTACAGCCCGTTTCGTGTATTCCGGGTTGTGGCCGAACATGCCGTCAATCATGCTGCGGCTACTTTTGTGCTCGGTGTCGATCATGACGCCACCGCCGCCATACATGGCAAACCAGCGCATGACCTCGATGAGCATAGCCGATTTACCGGCGCTAAATTGCCCACGCAGCTGAACAAACCGAGACAGCGGAAAGATATTGCTTTGAAGCAGGTACCTTGCCGCTAGTGACGGTAGTGGTAAGCCGATAAGCGGATCCTGCTCTTCGGCTGTTGCTTTGAGAATCTCTGTAATAACAGGATGCTCACCAAGTGGTGCGGTGACATCAATACCGGCAGTTACTTCACTTTTTTTACGTCGGCCCATAGTATCCTCGTGGTTTGTAAAAGATTGGGATGGGGGCTTGATGTTTCACAAGCCCCCATCCCGCAGATCTTGGCTAATTAATTAGCCGTTTCGCCGAGCCGCCTGAAGAGCAGCCTGCGCTTTTGCCCGAGCCTCAGCGACAATGTCTGCCGTCTGCGGCTTGTTGCCAAATGGCGCGGACGCTGCTGCTGCGGACTTCATGCCCATCTGCAGCTGCGCGAGCGCGGCTTCGGCATCCGGATCGATATCGTCTGCATCCGGAACAATAGAGCTAATAGCCGGCGCCGTCGTGGTTGTGGTCGCAGCGTTGATAGCATGCGCCGTCGCCACGGACGAGGCTACGCCAGTCGGCGGCTGAAAGCGCGCTTGCGGCGCCTCAACCGTCGTTGTCCCACGGCGTAGATACCGGATGTACTCCGGATGATCACGCCACGCGAAATCAAGAGCTTCGCGCGGGAACGACTCAGCCATTAGCTCTGCCTGCTCTTCGAAACTCGGCACGTACATCAATTCGTCGAACGTGCTGTTGGCCGTAGCAATCTTATTTGCATAAGCGCCAAACGGAACAGCCTGTCCGTTGTACGTGTCATGAAGCACAACCCAGTGCTGTTCGCCGGACATCTTGCCGTCCGGCGATGGATTGGGTTTACCGACAACTACGGCTTCAGCCTGATTTGCAGCTGAAATCGCATATGGCGGCACATACAAATAGTCCGGACCCTCATTCGAAATCGCAAGAGGACGCGGCGGCTTCGGATGTGCCGCTACGCCATACGACTTCGAGATGACGGTCACGAGCTTGGACGGCCCCGCCGACAGCATATCGCCAGCGAGAAACTGCCCATCTGCGCCTTGAACCTGCAGAGCGTTCAGCAGGCTTTCGGCAGCGGTCTTCTTAAACCCGAAGATCCGCGCGTTATTTTCTTTCTGATCAGCCAGATCGAAGCAACCGAAACCGGGAGTACGATCCGGCTTGTTGTAAAGCTGCGTCGCGCTGACGAACAGAATCTGCTCCGGACGCTTCAGCGAGCCGACATGCGTCTGCTGCTGAAAACCAGCCGCCCTATTAAGCAAATCACAGAACAAAGCGCCGATGCCCGGCGTTTCCTTGTTCTTGTAAGCCGCTCGATAGAGCAACCACACCGGACTCTCGTACCTATTTACAGCCGGGTTGCCGTCCCACACGATGAAGTGCAGACCCGGCTGCCCGAACCACGACACGCACTCATAGGTACGACACCAGTCGCCGAAGCCGGCATCTTCACGAAACTGCGTCAGCGCCGGTTTGCCGTCGGCGCCAACGATGCGCTGCCCAGACTGATCTGTGGCATACGTAGGAAGAAGCCGAAGGCAGAGCCCGTCGTCGAGCATCTTTTTGCCGCCGACGATAATTACATTGCGCTGCTTACCGTAACAAAAACGTCTCTTGCCATCTCCATTACCAGCCTGCTGCGGCGTACCAAAGGAAGCAAGATTCTGACTAGGGAAACGTGCCATGAAAGCACTCCTTGGGTTAAAGAAAAACCAACCAGTGGCTGTACTCTACCACATAGAACGGAGAAGTCCAGCCCTTGTTTTTGACCTATTTTGACCTATTTTTCGAGCAACCAGTCGAGGCCTAAACTCGAGGCCTCGGCAGGTTTAATCTTCTCGCCCCAGTGCACAAATACATCACGGTCCATGCCAAAGTGGTACGGCTCGTCTACGGGTATTGCTACTCCGTCTAAATACCGCGGCCAAAATGGCACGTCGTCAACCATGCATTTTGGTATGACATCTTTGTAAACGCGTTCGGCGTGCGCTACGGGAACAATAAGCACGATAGCGTCATGAATTTGCAGCGCGATGTCATACTGCACATCCGGATGTTCTTTTCTGTACCGATAAAAATTGGCCAGCGCAATAGATACAGCGTCAGCAACTCCGCCCTGAATCGGGAAGTTTTGCGCCTGCCGTTGTTGGTCTGCAATGATAGCCTGCGCGCCGTCATCAGAAATCGGCGGCGAAAATCTACGCATACGGCCATACGGGCCTACGATCCAGCCTGGATCCTGCGACCGCTCTCGGCATTGCGCTAAAAAGGTCTGCGTACCTGGATACGAGTCAAAGTACGCATCGATCATCGCTTGGCACTCAGCCGCCGTAACTTCGACGCCCTCTTCTTTACACTGCCGAGCGATGGCCTCTGAACCGCGGCCGTACGGAATACCGAAATTCACGTTTTTGGCCGCAACTCGTAAACCTTTTTTGCCGGCGTCTTTCATGCCGGTTTTTGTCGGTACAACGCCTTTAAGCGCGAAAGTTTTAACGGCTTGCTGCGAGTGAATGTCGTAATGATCTGGGTGCTCTTCCGGCAGTAAGTTGCGCCGGACGTGTTCAATCATGTTACGATCTTGCGACAACCAAGCTAAGACCGCCAACTCCGCACCAGTGAGATCGGTTTCGATCCCAACACACCCCTCCGGTACTTTGAGTACCGAGCGCACCGGATGCGTGTAGGCTGGGCCGAGAATGCGCCTGTAGTCGTCCTCTCGCCGTGAGCTGAGATTTTGCAGCGGCGGCCGAGAACTTGACGCACGCCCGGTTTCTTTTGTTTGAAATAAGTGAGTACGGACTTTACCGTCAGCATGCGCACTGCCGACAAGACCCTTCTCATAGACATAATTGCCGTTATCATCTGTGTCAAATTCTCCATCATCCTTGACATTAGGCACGCGCAGCACAGATTGTAATACCTGCGCAATAAACTTGTAATCACGAATCTTAGCCGCCGTAGTATTGGCGTGGCCAAGAATACCCAGGCTTTCCTTATCCGTGCTCGGCGGCGATTTACTCTGTGTAGCCGCGTCGATCGTGTGCCACAGCTTCGGTCTCTTTCCCGTTGTCTTGATCGGGGTTAGATCGAGCAGGCGCGCGTCATCAGGAATAGTGATTTTATTGGTGAAATTCTTCGCGAATTTACGCCCAAACAGCGCCACAGCGAGCTGCGGATGCGATTTTGGGTTAAACGCCGGCCAGTTTAGTTCTTCACGAACTTCGGCTAAAAGCGTTTCCTGTTGTTCCATAAATATGTTAGCAAGCGCGTCAGTACGATCTCGGTCGATGACCATGCCTGTCATTTCCATTTCAAGAAATGCCAGCGAGGCCATATGCGCTGTCCAGTACGGCACCCAGCAATCATTACCGTTTGCGTCACATGCTATTTTTCCGTCATAGCCGTTTGTGCCGTAGAAATACATCATGATCCGCCGCGTAACGTCTACGTCATAATTCGCGTATGGATGCAACACGTGGCTCGGACATGCACCGTATCCGCCTAACGCGTCTGGTTTAATTTTGTTCTGCGCGCAAAACGTCTTTTTCCAAACATACAGTTTTTCCCAATATGTCGGCGCGGAGGTAAACCGCATAACGCAGTCATCTAGCGCGTATTTTGCGGTCTCGTTGCAAGCGTGATAAAGCAGGCTCGTATCCCAGCCGCCCTGCGACCGATTATTTACATCAGGATCCGGCGCGTACTCGTCACGTACGTCGACACCAAAATCAATAAGCCACGGCAAGTCAGCGCGGAGAAAGTGCCCGCCCACCCGTACGCGTCGACTAGCGGTTGATTTAAGAAGACGTGTAAGTTGCGTTCTTGCGGCGTCGAGACTTGGGCGGAATGCCGTTGCGCCGCCCTCATACCGGAGAACAATTGTGCGAGCCCATTTATCTTTGTTGGAAATTTGAATCGTGCGTAAATATGCACCGTGCTCAGTCGGGTATTCGCCGTGCCACTCGCAGTCAATAGCGATGATATTAGCGTTGGGGTCGGGATCCGCAAGCATAGCGTCAACCGTTTCTGCCAACGCCTCTTCTGTGTAAATTTCTGCATGATCCACAACCTCTTTCGTTATTAGGACATTGTTTGTCAGCGCAATAAACCGCTGAATCTGTCCTTCAAATTCGGCGGTTATGGCCGCATCAGATTTACGCGCAACATATGCTGGATGCAACGACGACATGACTTTGATGTTGTGCGTTGACCCGTCTGGCATGGGTACATCAATTTCAGCGACACGGCCGTTAAGTTTTACCGGACTACCGAGAACCGCTTTTACGGCGTCTGCGCCAAGGCAAAGAATGTAGTCTGGTTTGACAAGCCGAAACTCTTGCGCCATAAGCGGAGCGCAATCTTTAAACCACGCAGCCTCAATGTTTTCAACCTCGGCGTTCTCTGGCGCAAATTTACAAGCAAACGTAACAAACCACTTAGCGTATTCAGTGTGCGGTACGTTTGCTTTCTGAATCGCGGTCATAAGCGCGTCAATTCCTCTACCAGCCCAGGCGTCGCGTTTGTGTAGGTTATCGCGGCCGGGCATTTTCCCAACAACCATAACACGCGCCGGCTTTGGCCCGTAAATAATCGTCGGATCGTCACTCGTTAGATCGCCGACGAGGTGCCCCGGAACAAACAGCGCAGTAAACGTGCCGCGTTTGCTCAATACTGGAATAGAAAACGTATTATCGTACATTGCGCGACGATACAGATAATCGAGATGTTTGCTAGCAGGTGCCTGCTTTTTCTTTTTAATATCGTCCAGATTGAGATCGTCGCCAAGATCTATTGCGTGCTTGACAAAATTTGCTCCGGGCGGCGGCATGCCAGGCGCTGTCAGATCAATTGCCGGATACAAAGCTTCAAGCGCTTCTTGCTTTTCCGGAAAAACAAGCGCTTCTGAGAACAGATGCAAAAGACTCATAGTCGCTTCTCCATCAAATCATTGCGTTTAGTACACCTGCCGCAGCAGCACGTTCCATTAACAAATCCGTTATATCGCCAAGAGCGTAGTCGGCCGGATCACGCGCATCTGGCAAATCAACAGACACAACTGTCATACCGTGTTGTGTTAACACCGTCCGCGCTCGTTCCATTTCTGCTTTAGCATCATTGTCCAAAAGCAGGAATACCGGTTTATTTACCCAAGTACGCGCTATCAAATTTTGCTGGTGCATAGACATGCTTTTGCCGAACAAACAGACAGCCCCGCCGCCAAGACGCCAAACACTTGTCACACCTTCAACAATTACGGCAAACGGTTGCGATGCCGCGTTGTCAAAGTTGTACAGCAATTTAGACTTTTGCATATTTGGCGCGTTTAAATACTTTGGCGCTGTAGTCGGCCTAATAGCGCGGCACTGCCAACCAACAAGATCACCGCGAAACGTGACCGGTATGTATAACCGCTCTCGCATAATTTCAAACCGCGGTTCTGCGGCAGTAGCGCAGATGCCAACTTGAAATTTTACGGCTAGCCAATCCGGGTCGAAACCGCGCGACTCTATGTAACACCGCGCTGGATGTTTGGCAGGAAGATCGCTTAAAAGCACGATATCGCCCGGCGGAGTAACAGCAGTGTGCTCAAAGCTCGTTACCGCCGGCCGAATTGTTAGCGGCTTTGGCTTTAAATGCCGGCCGACTCCGAAGATCAACTGCTCTAATTGTTCCATCCGCCCCGGCTCGCGCAGGCATTGCTCGTTGTAGCAAACCGCTAAGTGCGTGAGTTGCCTTATACCACGGCTCACTTCAGATGCATAGCGGTGATTAATCCACAAACGAGGAGAATGGTCATTACAAAACGGACAGCGCACGCAATAATACTCCCCCCAGGATGAAGCCTGTGTAACTGTTCGCCGAGGATTAAGAGGGTCAGGCAAGCGCTGATAATAAGCGTGACAACCTTCATTTGATATATGCACGTCTCCGAATTTTTGCTTTAGTAACCTGTAAAGAACCGGATTCAACGGATCAGCCATACCGTCCTCAGATGTTACAGCAAGTTATCGCTGAAGTTATCAATAACCGCAGAACCAGCTCGGCGTTCTCGCGTGTCCATAGCGCCGCCGCCGCTAAACGGGCGCACATCGCCTTTAGACAGAATCTTTTTAGACCCGCGACAAACTACATACTTGTCTGTCACAAGTCCGACGTCTACCCAGTTGTCATTGATTTTGACTAAACCCATGGCGGAAATCGGGCGGCTGGCGCGGATTTTTGAATAGTGAATAGTCGAAACCTGCGAGTCAGGATCGCGATTGCCGATGCAAAAACAAGCATGCAGATTTTCTGCAAAGCTTTTCCCCATAGACGAGTCGTGGTGATGCACATACCGACTCGGCGGGTAGCCCTTGATCTCGCCCTGCGCCAGCTGATGCGCCAGCAACACAGTGGCGCCAAACGGATCTGCAATGTGCCGCCGCAATTGATCCGGCAGTAACCGCAAGAACCGCCACATAGATTCCTGCAGTTTTGCGGCAGTAGCAAAACCTTCGCCCTCGAGCATGCGGTCGATCATTTTTGCCGCGTAGTCAATTGCGACAAAACCAATTTCACACTTACGCTCTTCGCATAGTCTGTGCAGTGCTTCAGCTAACTCGGCGGGGCCGCTAAATTTGCGAGAACCCATCGCGCTGCCGGCGCCATAGTCTAGGTACATGAAATTTTTGTTGTACCACATTTTCGTGAGCTCCCAGCGCTCACGCTCGCCGAGCTTGACTGCTGGATTTTGATTTTCAGGCAGTTTGAGTTCGTAGTCTTTGAGATTAGTAGACGTCGAAAACAAATCCCAAAAGTTTGCCGTCTCGCGTTGGGAAAATAATTCGCGGTCAATGTGCGAAGCCGCAGACCAGCACAACGCCATTGTCTTGTCGGCCGCGTCTTCAAAGCCTATGTATACGGCAATTTTGTTCTGCTCTGTCAGGTGATAGTTTTCGGCTATGCGTACCGCCGCTGACACAAGCATTGTTGTCTTACCGCCGCCGAAAGGCGCTAGACAGCCAACCAAATCCCCCGGCCGGATCCCGCCAAGAAACGTATCAAGCCAAGGCACATTAGTTGGTTCTGGGGCCGGCGGTAATTTAATCGGCGCGCCAAAATCTGGCATAACCGCGGCGTTCTCGATTATCGCGCCGACATGCTGCACCCGCTGCGATTTGCGGCAAAAATCTTCCAAAAGCGCGTCGATGTTGACCGGAGCGGCGTTCGCGCCAGTCTGATTTAGGACGCCCTGCAAAGATTCTTTAATCAGCCGGGAATTAAGGAACCGCCGTAAGATGCTCTCGCAGTATGCCCGCTCGGCACGCTGCTGCTCTTCAGATAGCGGCGGGCTGTCAAAAGCCTCTTCAATAAAGCCGGCGCGATTATCGTCGCCGAGCAGAAACAGAACGTCTTCGGCCGACAGTTGCGTAGTGCCGCCAATTGTCGCGCTAGTTACCGCAATACTGGCAATGTGATGAATTAACATCGCCTTCGTGAGCGCGCCGTACTTCTCTGTCAAGTCGCACATGGCGCCGAAAAGCGCGTAGTATTTCAACTCGTACTGCCGCTGCCCGAAATGTTCTTGTTGAAGCCCTGCACGCAGAGCTTCGCCCAAGAGCCGCTCGTGCCGCAAAAATCCTCGCAGAATGGCTTCAATTTCTGGAGGCGTAATCGGATTTTCAACTGTGACTGCGTTGTCGCTACTGTAAGTCATGAACGCCTCCAATACGTTCGAATCATTTCTACTGCGTCTAATAGCTGATCTGTAATACACCAGGCCGGCACATTGCTGTACAACGACTGCTGCGATTCGTAGTCAAAAGCAGCCGGCCATAAATAACGCTCCGCCGCATCTGCAGCGCCGGCCTGAGTCGCAATGGCGTGGCGAAAAAAGGCCGGAGCGGTTACATAATTTTCGTCACATAGGGCGCAAGAGTATTGAGCTTCGCGCGACAACGGGAGCCGCGCTAAACTCTTCAAACGCAAGCCGACAGATCTACCTGCCGTCTCGTAGCTGTCGTTAAGGTACTTGGGGAAAAACGCACAATAATCGGTATAAAGCCGATCAGACGTTTTACTACAAAGACTCGTCGGCGAGATTTCTCGTATTTCAAACGAGCCGGTATTGTCGCCGCGGATAACATTCGCAATCGGCGAGAAATGCGCAGCCACCCAAATACCCGGTTCCGCATCATATGAGTGCAGCATTTTGAGAATACGCGGCCAGACCGGCGTAAACTTGCACCCAAACGAATCTTCACCGCCGTCCCAGCGCACAGTCTTTTTACACTGCGCAGGACTGTTCAAACTTGTGTTGCCCGTACTGCGCCAGATATATGCGTGGCGAATGTAAGCCATCAATTGCGGCGGGCTTAAATACTTATGCCAGTCATACGCCAGGAGCGGCCTAGCGTCGTTATTTTTCATCTCTCCAGCTACGCTGAGCGTCATTCCAATTTTGCTCCCATCCTAAAAGTTTGTACGAGTTTCGCCTTCCCATACTTTTGCGATAAAACGTCGGATCGAACGTATCCATGCAGTCAATAACTTCGCCAAACTCTTTTTTCACGCCGTCAGGAGATACATACACGCGGCTTACGCGGCCTGGCCCCTGCACGTCAACAATATCGCTATCGCGATCATCAGCGCGGACAAGCAAGTTTAACTGCTCAAAGTCAACGCCAGTAGACCACACATCCGTGGCGATCACGCGGCGCAACTTACCCGATTCGAACTGATCGCGCAACTGGTGTTTTTGGTAGTCATTTAGCGGCTTGTAGTCCGCTGGGAGCAACCCGCGTTTTTTGTACGCCGCGCAATCGCTCGGGAACATAGACGAATAGACCAACGTGTACTCGGGTAGAAGATGTCCAAGATGCACAGCATGCTCAATCGTCTCTACCAGAATCAAAATCTGATGCGTATCCGGATAGGACCGCACCGCATCCGCAATCATTTGATTACGCGCAGCATTTGTCCAGATCCCGTAACGTTTCTTAGCTACACGATTTGAGTAACGCTCTACGGGATTAAAGTGCATACGAATCGGAAGCCACGTTACTCTAATCGGCACAACTAGCCCGAGCTCGACCGCTTGTTGATATGTCAGCTCAAAAATCATTGGGCCAAAAATCGGCTCAAGAACTGCGTGCGCATTATCCATTCGCGAGTACGGCGTAGCGCTAAGCCCGAAGTTTCTGCTTTGCATGTACCGCCGAGCAATCTCTGTAGAAAAATTAATAGTGGCTAGCTGGTGTACCTCGTCGCAAAACAAAAAATCCGCGTCGCCATCTGAATGCGCAAGACTGCCCGCGGTAATAACCGTAACGCGCTCCCAATATCGAGAACCGTCGCCGACAAAACCGACTTTGGGAATAAAACGCTTTAGCGCTTTGACGATACGCTCGGCTACGTCTACAGATTTGGTAACCACGTGAATTTTGGCCTGCGGAAACAGCAGAGCTAGCGCGCCAATGCTGGTAGTTTTACCGAAACCTGTTACGGCTTTGATAATTCCACAACGAGATTTGGCAATCATCTTTAAGCATTCTTCCTGTCGCGGCCGAAACTCGATTCGACCGTCCAGGTTCTTCCAGTCAGGTGTATAGCAGTCAGGCCGCTTTCGCTTTGGCGACGTATCGGTAAATGTTGCGGAGCAGCCAAGTTTTTTCAGGCACGCCGCAAGTCTTGCAAGATAGCCGCTCGGCAGTATTAGTTTGCCGTGCTCATACCGAAATAGTTTGTACTCAGTTGTCTTAAAATACTGCCGCTGCCCCGTGATTGGATTTCGTTGCGCGGCGCCGTGTAATTGCTCTACATGCTGATATCGCATGTCTTTGGTTATCACATTAACGAATTCCAGATCAAACGGCATGCCGTCGGCACGGGAGAGCGTAAGCGCGTTACCACAACGGTTTAACGCAACAGGAATCTGGCTCCAAGATTCAACCATCGTTGAAGTGTCCTTGGATTGGTTTGATTGAAATGATTTCAAATGTCCCATAGTGCTCGGTGGGGTTGTTGAACGGCGAAAAGCCTTTGTATTTACCGACTAGATCTAAAAGTCGAGAGAAGTCTTGAATTGGCAACTCGTCTGGAATAACTGCTGAAAGCACAACTGTGTCTCCAGGCTGAAACGCCTCATGCACAGCATAATGCGCACGCGTTTCGCCATCGTGCTGCGCAACAATGGTGCGCCGCCAATCGTTTCTGGTGCGCCCCTCGACAATTGGGCACCAGTCAATTTTTTGCACTGCGCTGTGATGCTTGTTTGCTAGTTTTGCGGCATAACGCATCACGCTTAGCCACGCCGCGGGCATGAACATTACCCTATTCGACGGGTCGCGGTCAAACCCAAAAACTACTTGCCCGTGCTTCTTGCGTTTTGCCGCGCCTAAGCACACGCGATTGAAGCGCAACGTGATAATGACTTCCTGCATATCCCAAACTCAGGCAAGATGTGTTGCAAACGCTTGCTGCTCCGCCGGCGTCTTAAAGAACTGCTCCGGAAGAAAGAAGCCGTCGCGCGCGCCTTTGCGCGACGACGCGATGTCCAACCAATTCGCGTGCAGATACCGTATGAACGCCTGTGAGGCCCGTAAATCGCCTTTTGCGCCCTCACCGGCTGCGCGCCAAATACGCCACAGAAAGTTTTGCGGTGCTTGAAAATCTATTACACCGGGATCCTGCGTTTTCCAACAACGCAGGACCGTACTGCAGCGCAAGTCACGGCCGCGATGCAATAGTTTTGTAGTGTCAGACACTCTGTTCTGAATTTTTGGCGTCAGACCGAGAAACAAATTCAGTTTAATGGCGTTGTCAGCCCGACGCCTGTCAACGTACCACCGCGGATCGACTATTGTGGTCAGTAGCATTGTCGCATCTTTGTGCGATATGCCGCCGATAAAATTTAACCGCTTGTATAGCGGATGCGTCTCGTAAAATATGCGCGACGTGTTGTCAGCTAAATCCCGGCCGCGGCGGTGAAGTGAAAGAAGTGCGTAAATTGAATATTCTACGCTAGTCATCTCGTGCCAGCCGCCGCAGGCCAGCGGAAACCAAGATTCGCGCATCCGGAAAAGCGTCATTACCGGATCATTCAATTCTGACATAGCTGCGCAAACGTTTGGCCCAGCTAGGCATATAGTTGCCAGCTCTTTTCCGCGTTTTCGTAAATAAAGGTTGGCGATTAACTCAGCGTTTTGCGCTACGCCAAGAATACGTATGTTTGTGTTTAGCCGGCTTATCAAATTAGATAGCAGAAACGTGTCTAACGTCTGCTGAGAGTTTTCTGGCGGATTTATACCCGCGGCGTACCAGATATTCCCGTCGGGCGCTGTGTGTAATTTAATAGCAGTTTCATCGGCAAGGTGAAACATGGGCGCTCA